ATGAATTTTTTTATTAGGAAAGAAAAAAAGGAAGATTATAAGATTACTGAAGAAGTTGTAAAAGAAGCGTTTGCTAATGAAGAATATAGTGATCAGAGTGAACATAGATTAGTTGCGAGTTTGAGAAATTCTGATGAGTTTATTCCAGATTTATCTTTAGTAGCATTACATAGAGATAAAATTATAGGTCATATATTGGTATCTAAAATTTTTATTGTTAAAGGTGAGAAATCTATAGAATCATTAGCTTTAGCGCCTGTTTCTGTCTTACCTAATTATCAAAATAAAGGCGTAGGTCAAAGTTTGATACAAAAATCTTTAGAAGTAGCAGAAAAGCTTAATTTTGATTCGGTTATAGTGATGGGACACTCAGAGTATTATCCAAAATTTGAGTTTAAAAAAGCTTCTAACTGGGGTATTAAAGCCCCTTTTGAAGTACCAGACGAATTTTTAATGGCTATTGAATTAAAGAAAAATGCTTTGGATAAAACTTCTGGGATAATTCAATATTCAGATGCTTTTTTTGAATGAAAAATTTATTTATCTTAGTTTTTAAATCTACTGAATAAATAAAGACTAGGCATTTATGCCGAGAAAATTTATTAATGTTGAGAAGAAGCCTCTTAACTAAACTTGAAGACAAATGTCGCATAGCGTGAGCTATTAAGCCAACGATTCGACAAGTTTTTAGTTTGTTAAGAGTTTTCGAAGGCTCAACGTCAATAAAGCAGTTATGTTAACATTGCCTAAAAAAGGAGTTCTTATTTTGGATAAAAACACAGTATTAGATAAAGGTTATTTTATAGCAACTATCTTAAATTCCATTTTTTTACTTGGGTTAATTTTTGTATATCAATCTGATAATCCATATATATTAATTCCATATACTATTGTGATGGTTGTTAATGCTATTTATTTAGTTGTAAAAGTAGGAAAAATAAATAAAAGTAAGCCCAAAATTTAAGAGGGTTTTGAAACGATTGAAAACGAGTTTCTTCTTGACTTGATCCTATATAGGAATAACGTTCTTTTTTAAAATAAGGATAGATAAATATATTAGCTTGAATGATTTAAAAAATTTGAAGATATCTATATTTTACAAAAATCAAGTTTGTTATTGTTACTTTTGATGTTTATTTTTTGGTTAAGTTTAAGACAATAGAATATAAACCATAGATATGCATAGAAAGAGTCCGGAAGATAAAGTTCTAGGATAAGTAAATAAAGACAATTTCTATTGAAATAATATAGAAATTGTCTTTTTTATTATTGTATAAAGAAAAAGAACGTTGATACATCAACGTTCTAGCGTAATTTAGTTAATCAGAATTAAACTGATTTTTACTAATGAACGGAAACAGTACGGGTTAACTCGTATTCCTCTTTGTTGTTTTCGTCTAAAGGAACAGGGGTGAATGATTTAGTTGAACCATCAAGCCCTATATCAAATAAAAGCCATTGTAGTGCTGTAGCAGTTGTAGTTTTTCCTGTATCATTAACACCGTATACTCTTGCATCATTGCCATTAAATTCAAAAACTTGATTTTTTAAACCTGCAAAATTTTCAATTGATATTTTCTTTATTTTCAGCTGTTTCATATTGACTACCCCGTATATTTTGATTAAATTCTGACTGTTAGGCGTTGGCACGTCTTTCAGTCTTTTTTGTTATCTCAAGCCACTTTTCCCAAAAGAATGTGCTAAAGATAAGTGTTAACATTGCAATTCCTAATACTGTTGTGAAACCACCTTAAAAGTAATGTGATGATCATTGCAATGAACATCGTCATGTAGCTTAGTAGATATTTCATTTATCATCCTCTTCTTTCATTTCTAAAAGTTTTTCGATATATCCTCTTTCTAATGCGAAATCAAATAACATTTGTTGAATATGTTCAGGCATAATAACCATTCCTTTCGTGTATAATGTGGTTATCGCTATTGCGTTAGATTGGGGGGTAATGATGAGTAAAAACAATAAAGATTTCTCTAGAGCTTTAAAGCGAATGGGTTCTAATGCGCAGTCTATGAATGGCACTTCAAATGTAGATTTTAATGATTTATTTTCTACAGAATTCATGAAAAAATACACAAACAAAACTGATATATATGAATTTATAGAAGCAAGCAATCTTGACGTTCATAGCCAAGAAGATTTCAATGTAGTAATGCAAACTAACGATTGGAATCATTACGTAAAAAGAAATACTAGGTTTAATTCTTGGCACGAGATGTACGAAAAAGCTCTAGGTGAATATACTTTTAATAATTTATTCAAAGGGCTTTAGTTTTTTAATTAATTCATCAGTATCAACATTTACTTTATATGTCGGTTTATTAGTAGCACTTCTAATCTCCTCCGCCAAGATGACGATTAGGAGTGCTATTTTTAGTTTCTTTAACATGGCTATACACCTCCTATCCAAATATCTTTTTGAAATTATCCTCAAGAAATTGTTTCATCTTGCTACCTATGAATCTGAATTGATTATTGTTGTTGATTGGATAATGTGAAAACTATTCTATTTCTTTTTTAAATTGTGGATTTTCTAGAATGTTTCTTTTTAACTAATATCTATTGCGACCTGTTTCATATTCCAAATCTTCCATAGTCCACCATGTTTTTGTCATGTCTCATACCTCCGTAACTTCTGCTTCATAACCAAAATCAGTCATGATTTCGTGAATTTTTAATCTGCCTTTTTGAGTCCAACGCGTCTGTGGTTGAGTGTCCGGATGTCCATATGAACGGACTATTTCAATTGTGTGCGACTTTGTATATCCTCTGTTCATATTTTCGATGTATAGCACCCACTGTTTACCTACACGACGTTGTAATCTCGCTTGATGTAATAATTTATTAAGCTTTTGTGCAGACAAACCATAATCAGCTGCAATTTGTGTGATAGTCATCGTTCCGGGTGATTTTAATATTTCGTCCACATAGTCAGCTTTGGGTTTTAACTCGCCAATTTGTTGCTGTTGTATTGAGTTCTGCTCAAGCAACTTTTCTTTTTCTTTCTGTTCTTCAATCCATTTCTCAGCACGTCTTACAGGATCTTCTATCATGTAACTTGCAACAGGTTGTTTGAGTTGTTTTTCCATTTCGTTAAATTTATTGATATACGCCATCTTGAAATCGTTATGACCTTGAATGTTGAACATATATAAAGTGAAACCATCTTTTGTTAGTAAATATTCTTTCAATTTTCTACCAGTACTATCTTTATATTCGTTAGGAATTATTACTGAACCCACATTTGGGCTGAGTAAAATTTTTTCTAAATCTCTAATTACATGAGCGTGTTTTTTTTCTAGTTCTTGAGCAATCACTCGACTAGAAACAACTGCTCCTACTTCTGAGTTGTTTTCAATTTGAATTTTTTGTAATGCTTGCATATTTTTATTACTCCTTTCTGCTATACTCCTTATAAAAGGAGGTGGTTTTATGAAAAACGTTTATGCTTGTTTACTTGGCGAATGGGTAAATCTATCTGAATCAAATGATGTTGTAATTGATAACGCATATACAGATGTAAACCTTTGGTATAAAGAACAAATCGATAACTTGTTCAATTTCAACTACATCAACATTAAAATTGATAATGTGAATTACCGAATCCACCCTAGTTTCGTTCAAGTTTTAACTAAGTGATTTTCTAATTGTTTTACAGCTATGACTGTCAAGCTCTACCTTGACGGTCTTATGGCTGTAAGCTTTGTTAACTTCATGTGCAATTCTGTCCCACTCGTATTTAGGCATGCCTTCTATTATTTTTAAAATCCCATTTAATTTTTCTTCTTTCATTTGAATTCCTCCTTAATTTGTTTGTTGTTCTTTTTCAGGAACGTCTTGAGTAAAAAAATATCTAAATTATTTGTTTCGTAGCCTAATATCTTTGCCATTTTAATAAACTCATTCGCTCCAATATCTACAATCCCGTTTTCTCTTTTAGCATATGGAGTTCTTGTTTTCCACCCCATCATTTGTGTCATCTCATCTTGAGTTATTCCGCAAGCTATTCTTTCTGCTCTCAATCTTTTTAAGTTAAGTACCATGTCGTCACCTCCGTTCGTTCTCTTTTGAGAACTGTATATAACTTAACATCTTACGTTCCCGTTAGTCGACACTTTTTGCTCTAAAAAATTCAAAAAGATTTTTTCTACCTATATATTGTATTCATTTGGGAACGATGCTATAATCTAATTGTTCACATGAAAGAACAAATAATTTATTCAGGAGATACTTAAAATGAGAAATAATGATGAAATAATCACAATAATTAAATCAGCTATGAAAGAACAAGATATGTCACTTAGTGAATTAGCTCGTCGTGTAGGAGTTGCTAAATCTGCTGTATCACGTTATTTAAACTTAACTAGAGAATTTCCGTTAAATCGTACAGAAGATTTTGCAAAAGCACTTAGTATCAGTACAGAATACTTACTTGGTTTTGACAAAAGTGAACAACAAGATGAACAACCAAAACATCGTGCAGCACATCTTGAAGGTGAATTAACAGATGAAGAATGGCAACGTGTGCTAGATTATGCAGATTATATAAGAAGCAAACGCAAATAAAGGGTGTTTTTATGGGGTTATATGAAAAAATGTTAATAAAACATGATTATATAGAAGTCAGAGAAACAAATGTTATGCCTAATGACCTACACGGTCTATGGTTAGGTGATTTAATTTTAATTAAGCGAAACCTTTCCGAAACACGTAAAGCTGAGGTATTATACGAAGAACTAACACACCATAAACTTACATATGGAAACATCTTAGACCAATCTAAATTCAACAACCGTAAATTTGAAAACTACGCTAGGCGTTACGGGTATGAAAATGCCCTACCTTTGCGCATTATTGTGGAGGCGCATAACTATGGTATTAGTAACTTATATGAACTAGCTGAATATGTTCAATTAAGCGAAGAATATATAGTAGAAATATTGAAACATTACAAAAATAAATATGGTATTGGTACTCACTACGGAGAATACCTAATTACATTTGATCCGTTGAGGGTTTTTAAATATAAAGAAATATAAAAAAGGAGGAAGTTTATGTCTAAAAATATAGGTTTTAAAAATGGTTACGCTATAGGCCTAATAAAAAGTGGTTTATCTAAAGAAGGTAAAAAAGCAATCGACTCACTAAGCGCTGAAGAACAGATAAGATTGGCTAATTTACAAAAGAATAATGACCCTACGCTTAACGAAGAAGTAAGGAAAGCAATCGGAATGGATAGTAATTTTACTAGCATTCAAGAAAAAAGTGAAGCTTACAATAAAAAAAGCATTGAAAAACAAGGAATAAATAATCCGACTAAAATTACATCTAATGCTTTTTATTACCAAAATAAAGCGAATAGCTTCGACGATATTTACAATCTTATAGGTATAGGTACTCATATTAGCCAAAAAGAACAAGCTAAATTTGTTCATTATAAAGATATGAAAACAAATACTTATGTGCAAATAGCACAAAATGATGAGATAGTAAAACAAAATAAGAAATTACTAGAACAAAATGATGAAATTATCAAACTTTTAAAGCAAATTCTAAACAAAGGAGAAATGTAGAATGAAAAAGGTTCTTTTTTTAATTTTTGCTAGTTTATTAGTATTAACCGCATGTGGGCAAGAAGAAGAAAAGAAAGAGAAAGACAATAAGACAGAAACAACTAAAAAAGACGAGAAAAAAGAAACGCAAAAGAAAACAGAAAATAAAGAGGATAAAACTAAAGAAGACACAGATAATAATGACCAACAAAGCAATGAACAGCAAGATAATCAAGTAAATGAACAACAACAAGCTCAAGAACAGCAAGCAAACCAACAACAAGAACCGTCATATGAAGAACAAATGCGTGCTAATGCAAAAGTTGCTAAACAAAACGGTTATACAGGTATACCCAATGGAGATATGGGTGGCGTTCCTACTTCTGACAAAGCCTACTCTAATGATCAATTAGACCCCGAAACTGGATTACCTAAAGATGATGCTGTCCCACAAGACACAGAATAATTCCACTGGGTACCTAGTATCCTTATATTATAATTCCAGTTCTTCTAAATCTTCTTCAGGTACAGAGCAGACATGATAGATTACGATGAAGTAGATAAACAATTAGAAAAAAATAAAAAAGCTCAAGCTGAAAAAAAGACTGAACTTCAGAAAGAATACCTCGAGTTATCCGATAAAATGTTTGAAGAAGATGTAAGCGATGAAGAATATAATGCAATGGAAAAACGTCAAAACGAAATATTAGATGAAGTAGAACCAATCAATTAATTATTACATAGGCATTCACTTGCCCTATTTTTATCCCCCTCCACTTTGGGGCGAAAGGAGGAATATTAATGAAAACACCAAATAGTGATGGTGAAATAAGACCATGTTTAAGCAATTTTAAATTCTATATAGGTCAAACGGGACAGGAAGAAGACCATCCTTTATTAGATTTCAACAGACTAAAAGACGGTTCTGAACTGGGTATAGAGTTCACAGTTAGTGGACTAAATAGAGTATATAAAAATGATGAAAGTAATGCTATATCTATGGTTATATTATATTACGAGAGAGTTGGACAAAAAGGTTTTAAACTAAATAATTTATGGTCAGTAAATCTGGATGATGAGGATATGAAAGAATCCTATAAAACTTTCAAATTAACTCTTACAAAAACCTACTTGAATCTAGTCGAAAGACAATATGATATGTATTTAAACTATCCTTTAATTAAGATAATCACTTTACCTGAAAAGTTTGATTTTACAGAATTAGATGAAGAAACTTTGTCACACTGGATGACTTGGTCACAACATAATGAATTACTATGCGTTAAAATACCAATGATTCCTGAGTCGGAGGAGTAGAATGGATAAATTAATTGAGTATAACGAACTAGCAAATAAATTTAATAAAACTATTCCAGATGCACATGATACAACGAAATTAAGAACAAATGATTCTGGAGGTGGTAATATGAGCGGAAACTATATTACTAAAGAAATGTTCGAACAATTTGAAAAGCGTATCGACGATAAACTGGATTCATTGCCTAATAGAATGGCCGATAAAATGGACGCTAAGATAAGCGGTTTAGAAGCTAAACAAACAAAATGGTTCGTAGGAATAACTATAAGTACAGCAATTGGAGGGTTGAGTTTAATAATCGGTGCTATCGGATTAATAGTTAATATATTTATATAAAGGGTACACCACCGTACCCTTATTATTTTTTTACTTTTTTCGAGGAGGAAATGAAATGTCAGTAAGAAAACAACCGAATGGTAAATGGTATTACGACTTTGGATATGAAGGCAAAAGATATAAAAAGAAAGGTTTTAAAACTAAACGTGAAGCTACAGAAGCTGAATCTATAGCCAAAAACAAAGTGATGAGAGGTTTAGTTATTAACAACAAGACATCATTCATTAAATACTATAACGATTGGATAAAGGTTAACAAAGAGAATGTGGTTTCTGACAAAGCTTACGCAACATTTAACAATGCTATTAATCAATTTAAGTTATTCTTAGAAAATGAAAATTTAAGTGATGTCACCCTATCAGATTTGAATACAACGTTTTACCGTAAATTTATTAAATGGTATGGAGATGACCACGCTACAGAAACAGTAAGGAAGATACACAATTGTTTAAAACAATCTATAGACGACGCTATACAAGAAGGATTGATTCACAAGGATCCAACGTATAAAGTGATGGTTAAAGGTCGAATACCTGCTCAAAAAGAAGATGAAAAGTTTATGAGCATAGAAAATTTTGTAAATTTAAAAAAGTATGTATCTGATACCCCTATTCAATCATATGTATTTGTTTATATTTTAATCATCACTTGAGCTCGCTTTGGAGAAGTTCAAAAACTAAGTAGAAGTGATTTAGATTATAAAAATAATACAATACACTTACCAGGAACGAAAACAGAAACTTCAGATAGAACCGTAGATATACCTTCTGCAGATATGAATATGTTGAGAAAAACATTATCTAAAATGCCAGTAAGTTTATCAAATCAATTATTCAATACAGGTGTAGGATTGATTACACACAATGTAGTATCTAAAGTGTTACAAAAATTTTGTTTAGAAAATAAAATAGGTAAATATACTTTGCATAGTATAAGACACACGCATTGTTCTTATTTACTACACAACGACGTATCTATCTATTACATTTCAAAGAGACTAGGTCACAAAAATATTAAAACTACTATGGATGTATATTCACATTTATTGGATGAAGTCGAGCAGAAAGAAAGAGAAAAAGCAGTGAATGTATTGGAAAATATGAACGGGAACGTGATTTAATTTTGCGGGGACGTTTTTATCAATTTAACAATATAGAGGAACGTTACGGGAACGTTTAGTTTGATTTACGAGGTTTAACGAAAGTTAACAAGATATAACAAAACCCCGTCAAATCAACGTTTTGTTTTACGGGATTTAACGAGGTATAAACAAATAACGGAAACGGAGGGATAAAAATAAATTTCTAAATAAAACTAAATAGCCATAAGTACAGTGTTTTCAAAGATTTATTTTCTAAATAGAACTAAAAGATTATAACTATTTTGACACGTATTTGACACGTGTACACAAAAAACCACGCTCATAAAGAACGCGGTTTAGAATATAGTATTAGTTTGAAATCGGGAACAAAGAATATTATACAATAAAAAATAGGGTAGCCATAGCGACTACCCTTGTATAATGACGTGGTAATTCAATTATATCATTTCCAGTGTATTTAATATACTTATAACCCGATATGAATTAGCGTGCAATATATCCCAGACGTTTCAATAGCCCCTCTATTTTCCATTTGGTTAATCCAACATTTCGACTGATATATGTAAGGTTTCTACCATTCTTGTATAGTTTAATTATTTCATCCACATCTTTTATTTGCTCTAATTCTTTTATTCTTTTTATTATATTTTCTTTGTCATATAATTTTAGTACATGTTTCAATTCAGTTTTATTAATGTTATTCATTATAAAGTTGTAATCAGATAAACTGCAATCCACTTCAACATATTTTATGTTTTTCTTTTTGCAATAACTCATTTTTACAACATCAGATTCCTTAGATTTTCTATACCAAATTTCGTTTTCTTTATAATGTTGCTTTCCATGGGTTTCTATAACTAAATTATATTCTGGTAAGTAAAAATCAAATCTTTTGGGTTTAAGATCTTGGAATATTTTTTGATATTCAAAAACTACACTATTTTCATTTAATAAAGCAATCATTAATTTTTCTGGATATGATATGTTAGTAGAACATACGTGGCAAAAGAAACCTTGTTGGACCAAGTTATTAACAGGCGTTGTTTTTTCAGTTTTACAATTAGGGCAAACGCAATTTATTTCTCTCCTTGAGAACTTTGTATATTTTTTTGCATCATTAACATCTTTTAAAAAAGGTAAAACATTTTTTTCGTTGTATAACCAATTTCCTTCATAAACATATTTACCGCTAATGTATGGACTTGGCGCACCGACATCTATTCTTGATTCTCTTCTATAAAATGTCAAGTTTGTATTTAGACACAACATTTTATATTCTCTTTCTTTACTTCTTGGATTAAGTCTTTTACCAATTACTTTACAACCATTTATAATAAATCCTAAATTATGTTTATAACCATCAGTCACAATTTTCTTTATTTCGCAATTTTTGAAGTTAGATGAACGTATTTCATATGTTTCGTTTTTTACTTCCACTTTTAAATATCTTTCATCATTTTTCCTGTAAGAGTCTAATATTTTTATATCTCCACTGATACCTTCAAAAAAATAATTCACATTATAACCTATGGAATTTTTCCAAATAATTTGTTCGCCTCTTTTTGTTTTCTTCCTTGGTAGCCCACTTAAATTTATCCAATTTTTACCTTTGTGAAATGTAAAATTATTATTTATTATTTTCATATTAATCACCTTGTGGTAAGTATACCACTTTTTTATGTAAAAAAGCGGGTTCCCCCGCTTAATACAGTCACTGCCACTTTATCTTTCCATATAATTTCTTTTCTTTTTTTATTCGTTCTTGTTTGTCGGTGATTTCACCTAAAGCACAATAAAAATAACCAGAACTAGGATTGGTTGGATATTTGAATTTACCCCACCATAATTTTTTCTTAGTGTCTTTGTATAATTGAACAATATCTACCCAATCGTCTTTTCCGTACAACCAAGAACCTTTTTCTACAATTTCGCCGTTGGGTTTTTTTCTAACTTTAATTGTTGTGTTCGGATAAAATCTACCTTTCCAATCCCATGTTTTTTTTACACTTTTAACTTTACCTGCACTTGTACCTCCAATTGGCTTGCCGTTAATAGCGCTTGCTATTGACTTTGTGAAAGGTTTTATATTTTCATTAATATACTTCATATCTTTATATGAAGTAATGAACCCCAATTCAACAAGTCTATAGTCTATACCAATATCATTAGCAACATTACAGTTTAATAAGTCGTTACGTTGAGTTATCCCTCTTATAGTACCAACACTTTGTTTTAGTGCTGCTTGGATGTTTTTATCCGTTATATTAGCAGGATAACCGGCTGGAATGATTGTATGTCCACCTGTAGCTTTAGGACCTGCACTATCTAAATGAAATTCAATAACAGTATCATATCCTTGAGATTTTACCCAATATAAGCCATAATCTCTGTGATTACCGACTCTTACTCCATAGGCTGTATCCTGATACATATCTTGCTTTTTTCCATATATACCAACAGTATGTCCTGCATCTTTCAAATATTTTGATACATTATCAACAATGTTTTTTCTTATAAAATCACGTTCGTTATAACCATTACCAATAGCACCAGGATCATTATACCCATGACCAGCAACGATCATCACTTTTCTTTTTTTAACTTTTTTTACAGGTTTAGGTTTAGTTGTTTTTGCTTTAATTTTACTTACTTTTGTTTCTTTAGAATACAGAGGTTCTACAAAATACATATCAGGGTGATATTCGTGGTATATTGTTTGAGCAACCTCTGGCGGATTATTTCTTGCCCCGCCATACCAATTTTGATCCAAACTATAGAAATAATTTTGAGTAGCACTTTCTATAATAGCAACATGACCACATCCGTTACCATATTCGTAAGGAAAAACAACTAAAGTACCTTTTTTAGGAATATAAGAGTTATAATTTTTTACAACATTCGCGTATCCGTTAAAATCATTAACAAAAGGTATATCTTTAGCGTACATACCACTTAAAGTATGACCTGTTACGTAGTACCAATATTGATTGGCTAAATCAAAACATTGTGCGCCATAAACACCGTCGAAATCCCACCAATAACCTTTTAACCTGTCTAAATAAGCATGCGCTTGACTTCTAGTTTTATTTGTCATTAATCATTACCTCCAATTGGTGCTTTACCATTTGTGTTTTCTGTACCTGCTTTAACTTCATGCAATTTTTGTTGTCCTTTTTGTGCTGCGTGAGAGAAATTATTGTTTTTCCACCAAGTCCACAAAGAAATTGCACCAGTAATAATAGAACTGATAGTCACTTCGTCTACCGGAATAGGTGAAATATGTTTCGTAGCTAAAAATTGGTTAACCCAAGCTAAAATAAATACGATTGTTCTTACAATTGAACCTACATCTGTTTTCATACTCATATCTCCTTTTAGATAAATTAAAAAGCCAACGCAAAACGTCGGCTGTCAATTATTCTATACATTCACTTTTTCTGGATCATATTCAATACCTGTTAACTCTAAATATTCTTCCGGTGTTACAAACCCTCTTTTTACAAATAAAGCAAATTGTTCGTTAGTGTAGTAACCCATTTTATAATATTTAACTCCGATATCATGCATTTGTTGTGCCTCCTAAAATTTGAATAGTTAAATCTGATATATCTTTTCTAACATCCATTAATTCTTCTTGAGTTTTTAACAACTCTAAAGATAGGTCAGCTATAATATCTTCTTTTTCATTGTTTTTATTTGTCGTATCTTCATTTTCGCTTTTCGGTTGTGAGTCTTCCCAATTTTCTTTAGTATTGCCAATCCATTGTTTACCATCAAAATGACAAGGAGTATATATTCCTTCTGGAGGTTCTATATCAGTCCATTGTCCTTTAGGATATTCCATTTCTCCATTGTGATTTTCAATAACTAAATATGGTGTGCCATCATAAAAATAAATTTGCTTTGTCTTCATATTCCCGCCTCCTATAAAACGACTATTCCTTCGATGTAATAAGCGCCATAAGGCATTGCTTCACTTTTAGGGTCAAATGTTATTTCTAAATCTCCACTTTGAGTTATAGTCACGTTGTAGATGATTAATTGAGATGAATTAACGCCCGCTTTTGTATATTGTTTATAATCTTTCACCTTATCCGAGATGTTTTTCGGGAGTTTCGCAAAAATCATTTCTTTACTGTTAATGGAACTTACTGCACCTTTTATAAATAGCATTTCTGTATCATTAATAGAGATTAATTTATACATTGGCTTGTTAAGTGTCCCAGCTTGTGTAATTCCGTTCACAAGAGGAAGTGTTTGCCAGCCTGTGTCAGTACCTTTAGCCTTTAACTGGTCTAATTGTTCTTGTGTGAAATCGTTATACGTGAATGGTTTACCGTCTTTTCCAGGAACACCTTGTATACCCTGTTCTCCTTTGAATGTATCAGCATTTTCTTCCATATATACTTTCAAATCGTTCTCTAACTTATCTTTGAAATCATCATCTAATAATCCTATAGCATTCTCTTTCATAACGTTTCTAACTAAATCTTGTAATGAATCTACATGTATTTCTTTTCCAATCGGTCCAGTCATTCCACTATCTGTGATAGTGAAATAAAAGTTAGCGACGTGAACACTATCCTTTTCATTAGCTAAGAATAATTTCGCGTCTACTTTCCCTGCGTGTTTAATGACATTGTCAGACACCTTATATTGAATGACGCCGTATTCAGGTAAAATGATCTCTAACGGTTCATTAGTGAATATAGAACCGTCTGAACTAAACAAATCTAAACGAGGAGTCATATCAGTTTTGTTAAAATCTAACACTTCGTTGTTATCTCTGATAGTGATTCTTATATAAGCTGATCCGTCATCTTCTGTATAAAAATTAGCGCCAATAAAACCGTTCTCAGCTGTACTAACATTTATATTAGTAGCAACATCTGTAAGTTTTTGTAACATATACACACCTCTTTCAATTATTAAAGGCTACCCACCGTCAGTGAGTAGCCTTTTATCTATATTTATCTCTGATATAATACATACCTTTTAATCCTACTTTTTTGTATAAACTGTTTATTGTTGTTGCTTGGAAATTACACCACTCAATCGCAGTAGCATATTGCATACGACCGGGGTTTTTAGGGTTCCAACGCATTCGGTACAAAGTGTTCTTACCTTGATTAAAGAATTGTTTTCTAACGAACTTAGCCCCACCTATAATACCATTACGTGGACTCGTCCAACCTTGTCTTCTAGCGTAAGCTATGGAAGCATTAGGGTTATTGTCATATGCTGCAATACCAAAGTAATTGTAAATACCATAACGTCCACTGGCAAAGTTACTACGGCCATATCCACTTTCTAAGAATGCGTGAGCAATTAAGTATATTTCATTTACGTTGTATTTCTTACAACCGTCTGCGAAAGCTTTACCTTGACCGGATAAAGTACCTTTACCTTTAAGTATCTTATTCAACTTACTTACTGGTATACCTTGATACTTACCTAAATCCAACATTTGATACCTTTGTACTGAACTATTCCATATAGTGTTAGGGTTCATATACTTACTTGTTTGTGACCTAGAAGCATTGCCCCAACCCCAACTGTAAGATTTTTGAGGCATACCATGTGCCATTTGCGCGTTCAGTGCTTGTTGGAAAGTATATTTACTTTTCTCTACAACTACACGAGGTTTATTCGAAGTTCTGTTTGTTGTTTTGCTTTTTTTGTCTGTCGGTTTGTCGTTCTGTTCAGGGTTATCGACCGAAGTTTTAGGTTTAATCTTTATGGTTGTCTTTGTAGTTGTTGTGGTAATCGTTTCTGTGAGTAATTTATCTCTTTTTAAATATAAACCTATTATTTTCTTTTCAACTTCTTTATATTTACTTTCATCAGGAATACCATTTTTGATTAAGTCGTAATTGATTAAATCTTTCATAGAACGCCATATGTTAGGATCTGCTTTGATTGACGATTCAGAAAGTTTCACCTTACTCCAACTTAACAACCAAACGCCGTAGATTAACGCTCTGATTTGATTGAGCATGAATTGGCGTTTGCTATCCGTTTGTCCTCCGCAAACTTCCATAACAAGCCAACCTGGATGTTCTGGTGCTTCTTCTGAATCAGGTCTAGGTGTCCATACACGCTCACGGTCAATATATACATGAGGGTATTCATCTTCATTCACATATTTATTACGTTGTAAATACAATTCTTCAACAGAACGCATATGTGTACTCTCTTTGATATATATACCTTTTACCTTCCCTATCAACTTTTGCCCTTCAACCATGTAATGATAAATATATTCCAAATCATCGTCTAAATCGTATGCGAATGATGTATAGGAAACTTTGGTAATCTCTTTAGTTATAGGTTTTGTTTGTTCTTTTGTGTTTTTAGGAGTGTTGTCATTAGAAGGTTTGGACGGTGTACTACTTGGTTTCGATGGTTTCTTAGTTTCTGCGTGGTAGGGAGGTCTGACGAACCCACTTATACCGTTATAACTATGTTTAATTTTCGCACCAGGTGAGCCTGTATAACTATTTGCACCAATCCAATTTTGATCCACACTAGTAAAGTAACTTTTGGTAGATGGACCTATGACAACAGCAGTATGCCCAACACCGTTATTAAAGGAGCCCTTTCCCCAAACTGCCATGTCACCAGGTTTCGGAACAAAGTTTCTAGTGTTCCTATAGAATTTGAAGCCTTTAGGATATCTATACCATGCCATAGCAATCGCATTTCCTGTTGTTTTAAAATGCCAATATCTATTGAAAATGTAGTTTGGTAAATCCCAACACTGGGCGCCATAATAACCGTCTACATCAACTCTTCTGCCAATCATCCTTTTTGCCCATGCTGCAACTTCCGAAGCAGTAGGTTTTCTTCTTTTAGGACTAGGTAATCCCATATATCCACCTCATTTCCGGCATAATAAAAAGCCGACTAAAAAGCCGGCTTTGTTTCTCAATTATTTACATTTACCAAACCAGAAACATTCCCAAAAACTTGCACCTAAAAATAATCCGAACATGGTAACTCACCTCCTTTAAACACCGAAAAACATTCTTAATACTGCTACGATTAAAGAACCAGCTATAGTGCCAACCAATCCTAAAACCCACATTTTAATGTCTTTGATGTTTTTTTGATTTTCTTTTTTGTTTTGAGATTCTAATTCTCTCTCTCTGTTGATAGAGTCCAAAGTGAAATTCATTTTTTGATTAATCAAATTTTGATTGTGTTGTCCGTCTTTTATCTGTTCCAAAGAGTTGAAGATTTTTTCGTCGTTATCTTCCAATCTTTTTATACGTCTTTCGTAATCCCCTCTTTGGCTACTTTCTGTCATATAAACACCTACTTCACTTAAAATAAAAACCACAAGCTATTTAACTTGTGGTTCGTAATCTTTACCTGTAGTTTCTTTAAATTGTTCCGGAGTAATCCAACCAACTCTAACAAACTTTTTGAAAGTTTCGTCAGTGTATAATTTTTTCTTATATAAATCGATTACTACTTTATCCATATTACGCTTCCCCCAATTTTTGATTTGCTTGTTCTTCAGTTATTAGTGCGATGTTCTGCTTCAAACTCATAACTTCTTCTTGTAAATCGACAACTAAGCTAGTTAATTTAGCTATAGCAATATCTTTGTCATCAACAGGAATTTCTACTTCAGGCAACATCTTTTCTAGCTCATCTTGGGTTTGTCCAACCCATTGTTTACCGTCATAATAGCAAGGTAAGATAATACCTTGAGGAGGTTGGTTCTCTGTCCATTTTTCATCAGGATAAACATATTCATCTTCTTCGTTTTTGTGAACAATAATTGCTTGTCCATTTTTCCATAAATAAACTACTTTCATTTCATCACTCCGTCCATTCATATTGACCGTAAATATAATCTGTATCAGTCCACGCTGATGGATCTACAGTAGCGTCAAAATTCACTGTTCCTGATGTGTTCAACGAAATACGTCCGCTGTTTTTGTTTCTAGGTGCACTTATTGAGAAAAACATTAAGTTTTTGACGAATTCTTTAGGTAAAAGTGCAATAGTCTGTCCATGTTTGATAGTTGTAGCATTAATGCGTAACATTTTCTTAGTAACTCCATTCTGTGTGATTGTTCTGTACGCACTAGTAAATCCACCTTTGGAAACTAAGTCGTTATGAGGCGACGCACTGTTCACTAGTTGTAAATCAATCCAACCAGTATCTACAACATCTGAACCAACACGTTCCCATTTGCTCCAACTCTTATAAAATCTTTTTTGGTAGATTACAGTTGAATTGTAAGGTTGGTATTGTATTAGAACAGCATCTCCATTTCTTTTGTACTTTGTTAACCACCCATTATTATTTGTTCCAGCTGGATTGTTCAAAGTAAGAACAACATATCTAGTTCCTATCGGTAAAGACATTAATTGTTCGTTATTGTCGAAATCTATTTGTAGGTTGGCATCATAAAAATTAGTACCATCATCATTTGTTAATTTAAATTTTTGCCAATCCTTTTCTGTAAACTTACTTTCTACATATTCAGGAGTAGTAAAGCCATCTCTTTCAAGGGTTTCATTAAATATTTGTAGCTTTTCATCAATTGTTGTGTTAGCTTGATTAACATTTGAATTAAAAGCGTCCACATTGCTATCATAAGTTTTTTGGAATGTATCTGAAGCTAAATCATAATCCGTTTTGATAGCGTCACGTTTAGCATCAATTTGTCTTAAAGCTTCTTCTCTCTCTAGGTCAATGCTTTGGTTAGACGATATTAACGCGTCTGTAATTGAAACAATAGCGTCTGCTTGAGCCTTGTTTATTTTAATGAGGTATTCTTCAGCTGTTTGCTTAATAGATTCAATCAACGTTTGTGTATCGCCTATATCTTGCTTAAGTTGTTGCACTTTCTTTTCTAATTCCGAACGCAATTCATCAAACATTCGAATATAAGATACTTTGATATCACTTTCGATTTGATTGATAAGACTGTCGCGTACCGTGAATTTAAAAGTGCCTAACACAACAGTGTCGTCTTTTCCTACGTTGTTTACATCGTTGAGTGATAAGTAAATTTCACCCAACACTTCAGAATCGACAACGTTTTTCAGAAACCATTGAGGTACCGTAACACCTATTAATCCTTTCATTGGATCAATGAATTCTACGTCTAATACACCTGATGTACTAGGTCGTTTTTCTTCTGTTCCGTTCGCAGCTTTAAAGAAAGCATAACCTTTAACATTCTTATCGCTGATTAACAAAGGTTTGTTGTCTTTTTGTACTACAAATTGAAATTTAGCAGTGTTTTTATCGAGATTATAAAAACCGATACCTCTATTAGATATCGGTTGTAAATATGGTTCTTCGTTTAAATCAAGTTTACCTACTTTTTCTAATTCCATTATTTAGCACCCCACAATACTAATGCTATTGCACATCCACGTTCTTCAGTGTATTCAGAAGTTATTTTCATGACACGACCTTTACCATTCACATTATCTTTATATCCTACACCTGCTCTACCGTTGATATAGTCGCCTGGTATAACGTCTTTTTCAATGTTCGTGTAGATTTGACCTAATAATCCGACTACATTCCATTCAGGTCGTTCTGAACGTGATTGATAATCGATTTTGTCGTTATATTCAGGGTTTTCTACTGGTATGTCACGCCATTCGAAAGAAACATTTCCTTCATCGTCTACAAATTCAACTTGTTTTCTGTTTGTAATCGTTACTCCATACTCATTTTTTAAAAATCTATCTTTATGGTGGAATGTTTTTTCATTTGCTACCAATGCAGCAGTTCCAGATATAACGCCAATTGGTGTGTCATTAGGTTGCGCTTTTCTTATCTTATCGCCGTCTAATGTAACGATAGTTCCTAAATCGATTGCTAATCCATTTTGTGACTCAAATAACTCTGCGATATCGGCACTATCTTGTTTAAGTTGACCGGCTAAAGTTAAGTTTCCTGAATAAGTGCTTAAATCAAATTTAATGTTAGATGTAGAAGCATTACCACTAGAACCATATCCAGCGACAACATGATAGTTACCAGGTGACTTAACACGATTACTATTAAGAATTAATTGTGTGTGTCCTGACTTGTCTGTTTCTGAATTTAACGAGTTGATAATACCACTACGTGATCCATAAGATTTGGAGTTAGCACCAGAACCTAATACAAAGCTACGATTACTGTATGCTTTCGAACCACCTGTTGACGCAATAACTGCACTAGCATTAGCTACGCCTGCACTTCCTGTAGACGCTATACTAGCACCACCTTTTCCAACTGTAGGAGGTGTGTCGTATTTTTCGCCGGCTATCCATGCAGGTGTTGAATAATTGTTTGCTGTGATACCACTAATCATAGCGTGGTTATTTGTCAAACGTAATCCTATGCCCGAACCATTACCGTGTAAGTTACAATTAGTTATTTTAGTATCGTATATTTTACTTCCAACACCGATACCGATATTGTTAGATGAATTCCAAATATTGATATTGTTTAAAATAACTCTTGAAGGTCTATTATCTCCGCCAAATAATCTAATATCTACTTCTGCATTTTTAAAGTTACGCACATTAATATTATTAAGCGAGATGTTTTCGGACATGAATTGGATGGCTATTGCTGGTTGTTTTTTATCTAGTTTTCCACCTTCTAATTTTCCGAAATCATCATCACCAATTGCAGTGAAATTATTGACTGATACATTTTTATAAGCACTGATTAATAATGCTCTAGGTGTTGAGCCTGGATACACACCATTGTATTTAGGGTTTAAAGCTAAGCAATTATTTAGCACCACGTCATAAGCAGTCAAACTTTTATTGTCCGTTTTAGCTCTATGATGACCGATGTGTCGAATGTTGTAAGCTCTTGTATCTTCGATTGATACGTGACCGTTAACGAACACACCACTTGCAGCACTTGCATTACTGTGTGCTTTGATTTCTAAACCACCGAAGTTACCTTTGGTTCTGTTGTTTGATAAGAACACATATTGTGAGCCATCGTCAATTTCTACACCGTTGTTATTACTTCCACCTGTTGGTGTATGTGCATAACAATTAGAAATTGTAATGTAACGAGAGTGATGGGTAGTGATACCATCATCTCCGCAACCATATACCTCACAATTATCAATATGAATATGCTTACTTTCTAATGCGTAAGGCACTCTGTTTCCATCGCCTTCGTAGTAATAATTGTCATTTGCATATGTTACATCGATACAGTGTAGTAAAGCGTCATATGATTTAACGTTATAGATATATCCATTAGTTACACCCGCAAATCTAATGTTAGATGAACGAGAACCACCGGTAGCTTTAAGTGTTTTATTTTGTCTAAACTTATTCCCGTTGAACGAAAAACTTTCTAATGAAATGTTTTCAGCTCCACCACTCATTTTTAAGTTAGTGATACCAATATTTTCTGCAGGTGTTTCGTCCATAAACTTAATTGTAGTAATGTCTTTACCTTGTCCTACCAAACGAGAGTTGTTAGGCATTTTAATACCTGTTGTAAGGTAAGTACCACCACTCATAGTTACCTGTACATTGCCGTTACCTAATGCGTCTTGGAAAGCTTTCGTACTGTCCTTTTGACCTGTAGGATCTCCGCCAAAGTCATCAACGTTAACAATACGTTGTATTTTCTTAGTTAAGTCGGCTCTTAGTTCTTCTCTAGCGTTACTTTCTCTTAAAAAGTCGTGATATAGACGTTGGTGTAAAGAATCGAAACTTTGAGCGTCCATTGATGTGTGACTAGCTTTTAATTCGTTATTGCCATCACCGTTATGACCTAACACAAGATGTTCAATAAGTTCATCTTGATAATTTTCATGATTAGATAATACGACATCTTTACCTTTTGTAGTTTTGTGTTTGATTTGATCAGTTGTATGCGCATTTTTTTGAGTGGTTAAATGCTCGTTAAAGCTATCATCACTTTTATTAGTCCAGTATTTTATTTGTTCGAAGTTATTCTCAAGTTGACTTACAAACTTTTGACTAAAGTACGAGTGAAGTTTCGTAATTAAGTTATCTAATTTCAAATTTTTTGACCTCCTTAGCCATAAAAACCATAAAAGTTTTTAATCAATTCGTACATAATGACCTCGTGCCCTTTTTCATTAGGGTGTACCCCGTCAGGCATACTCGATTTTCTGTACGAAGGTATATTGGGTTTGAATTGTGTTGAATGATAAGCGTCATAAACAGGTATATCCAGTTCGTTACAAGCGTCTATTTGAACATCTACATAATCAGCTAAAGTGTGACCTAAATCGTTCTTAGTAGTGTCTTTTCTTACGGTTTTGCCGTCTTTTATATAACATTGTTTAGTAGGTGTCATAACAATTATTTTAGAGTTAGGGTTATTACTCTTGATTTTAGTGATAGCACTATAAAAGGCACCGTAAAACGTTTTAGTATCCGTTTTATCAGTGCCTATATTAATATCATTAGTCCAATCATCATCTGTACCTTGCACAATGATTAAATCAGATTTAATTTTGGTCGCTTGTTCATAAATGCTATTATCTTTGTTTGTGCTCATTGTCGCACCACTAACAGCTAAGTTTGTTGATTTAGCCTTTATCTTCTTAGCTAACATTTGAGTAAAGTTAGTTTTAGCACCAGTACCTTTAGCGACAGAATCTCCAATAGTACCTATTGTTTTAACTTTCCTAATCTTAGACTTAGGTGTAAAGTCGTGAACAATAGTACCGTTTGCAGTTGTAACACTCTTAGCATGCGCGCTTTCTAATCTTCTTTTTATTTCATCGGTTTTCTTCTGCAAATCTTGTGCAGTCTTAGTATTTGCGTTGTTTTGAGCTTGAATCATCCTTAAGTCTTTAGCTGGATCAGATTTGTTAGACTTAATAGCTTTAACATAATTTGCAGCAGTATTTACTGCTTTCATATATCTATCTTGTAATCTGAATTCCCCAAGTACTACGTCTTGTTTTATAATCTTGTTGTTAATATCTCGTTGTGTAGTGATTTCGATAATTCTAACAAACTCATTTAAACCTATTAAATCATCAATTACATTCACAATATCCCCAACTCTAGGCACTGCTTCTTTAAAATGTTTTTGCAAAGAAATGAAATCTAGTGTTACAGATGTTTTTAAACTTTCTTGTATAACTAACTCCATAGATTTTTTCAGTGTATCCCCTGTAGTTATGCGTCCATCTATAACAGGTGGTGCATGGCGTTTGCCTATTAAGTCAGCTAAGGGGTGTGTATACTCATATTGCAAGCTAGCTTCGTTGAAAGTTTGTTGCTCATCAAAGCCACCATACCCTCTAATGTATGTGTAACATTTAGAAGCATCTTCTTGAACTTTTACATTATTAGCATTGACACCTGCTTTAATGTAATAGTTAGCTTTTCTTTGAACAATATCATATAAATGAAACGTCTTTGTTTTGGCGTTATATTCATATTCTAAGTTATATCTTTCCAAACCTTTTTTGAATAATTCTAAATTAGTGTCGTGGTTACCTAGATTTTCAAACCTAGAAGATGAAACCTTAGCGTGTAATTCGTACTTATATCCAGTATCTTTAAAAACTAAATCAAAGTAGCTTTTTCCTGTAAAACTACCATTATATACTTCGTACACCCTTAAATTGTTTAGGTCGTCTAATTCAACAGGACGCGCTTTGATTGTTAACTTTTCCTTTTGACCTACAGTTGTTTTGTCTAACATAACGATACGGTATTCGTTTAGGTCATCAGCACCACCAACACCTGTAATCGTCCACATTTTAGTAATAGCCCCTATAGCGTCAAATGTAGCTTTGTTTTCTACCATTTCTATTTCTAAGGAGCCATCTTCATTTAATTTCTCGTTTAATTTTGTTTCTACAGGTAGGGATTGCCCAATGCCCTGTAACGTTTTTAATAATATTGGCAATTAAGCAACCTCCTTACAAGTAATATCTTTTATGTTTAAACGTAATTTTTTGAAGTTTCTTAGTAGTATGGAAGGTATTCCAACCAGGCATTAATACAGGTTGTTGTTTTGTCTTGTTGTAATCATCAATGCGTAAGTTATTACGATATACATGAATGCCGTCAAATTTGATAACATCACCGGCTCTCAATTCTAATCCACTTATTTTCATAATGTCACTATGTGTCATATAGAAGTTAAAACCATCGCTATCATTTTTACTGACATTTTCTCCAAGTGTCATTTCTACAACACTATCTTGGTTAAATTGGTTAATTTCAGCTGTACCACCGTAATATACATCGCCCACTTTAGTGTCATAGAATGTGTATCTACGTTCTTTATGAGATGTGTTGAACGGGTTTTTGTCTGGAATACCCCATTTATTCAAATTACCACTCTCTTTTTCTAAATCTGTACTATACCCAATACTCTCAAAGTATGGTAATTCAATCGTTTCGAAATCTAGTGTGAATTCACCTGACGTTTTAGTAGTATCGAATGACACTTCATTAACTAAGCCAACAAGTATCTGCCTACCGTCTACATATTCAAGTTCAAACTTTTGTTCTTTAGGTTGAAAGATATTTTCGAACAATATCTCGTTTTCTGGAGAAGCTAATTCTCTTAAATAGAATTCCCCCCTAAGCATAGCTTGTATATCTGATTTTAGATGAGAAGCATAAGCTATCTTTTCTACATCGTACCTAACCGTCATAGATATACTTTTCTTTTCTTCTTTAGTAGCATTATGAAATCTACCGTTAACACGATCAATTTCATCAAACTTTCGGTCATAGCCTGCACCTTTAACATCGTAAGAAACAACTCTCAACGCAGTACCAGTAAAGCGATTGTTACTAATACGCAAACGTTCTTTATTTTTGTATACCTCAACATCATGTAATATCAATTAACAATCACTCCTTTAAAATAATCCGAAACTTGCGTCTTTTGAGTTGGAATCTTCAATGTAAGATTTAATAGCCGGTATATCTGACTCATTGCGAACAGTCACGTTGACGATAGGTTTATTGTTCTCTTGCATGCTATGGCGTACGTCTTTACTCATATGTGCGTTCACATCGCTATTTAATCCACCTGTTAAGTCTGATGTTAAATCAGTGTTTAAATCAGGGCTAAATGCGTTAGTTACATCTTTCGCTAAACGACGACTGGCATTAATAGCACTATTGCTTTGTTCCATAATACCAATACCTAAACCTTGAGAAATATATCCACCTATACCTCTGAACACACGTGAAGGTGAGTGAATACCTAGTACGTTTTTAGCTGCACTAACTGCTTTTTTAGCGATGTTTGCAGCAGCATTTATAACTCTACTTGCACCATTTGCAATACCTTTTGCAATCCCCGACGCAATATGCAATCCTGCAGATACCATTTGTCCGAAGAAACTTCTGACTTTGGAAACAGCTCTACCCATACCAGAAGCCACTTGAGATACAACTCTAACAAAACCACTAACCACGCCTTGAACAAATCTACTCATCGCAGAAATGATACTTGAAACCCAACGAGCACCACCAGAAATGATGCGACTTAATGCTTGCATCATTTTTTGAGCAACAGTTGAAACTACACGTGAAAACCAACTTGATACTGTATTCCATATTCTAGTAACTGCACCTGAAATCGCAGACCAAATTTGGTTCCAACTTGTAATATTAGTACCAAGTATTCTGTTCAAAACATTGAATATGAAGTTAGAAATTTGGCCCCAAATTGACAATATGGTATTCCAAATCGTAGTCATTACATTAGAAATCGTAGTTTGTAAAGTTTGCCAAGCGCCAGAAAAATCTCCGGTAAGGAGCTGTATTAATGCAGTAAACAAACCGAAAATCAATTGCGTAGCAGCTTGTAGTATTCCACCTATCGCAGTGAATACTACTGAAATCACAGTCCAAAGAGATTGGAAAGCAGTTACTAAACCATTGATGAGGCTGATGAATAAGAAGCCGAGAACTTGGTTTGCAACTTGTCCTAACATTTGTAAGATAGGCATAATTGGTTGGAGCGTTTGTTCGATAGACGCTCTGAACTGATTAAACCAGTTAATCACTGTTTTTACAGCGTTCATTATCGTATCTTTAATTGTGTTCCAAGCTTCAACACAAGTTTTTCTGAAATTCTCGTTCGTTTTCCATAACCAAACAATAATACCTATTAAAGCAACGATAACGCCTATGATAGCCAATACAGGCCATGAAATCGCGCCTATAGCTACACCCAATGTTTGGAAAGCACCACTTAACATAGGTAAGATACGCATAATTGTACTAATAGGGCTCATAAGGAGCCTGAAAGCTATTTTTACTAAGTTTAATGCACTTCTAAGTATTTGAGTGTTTCTAGCAAAAGCTAACATTTTACCGATAGCTTGGATTAAACCTACACCGAACACATTAGATAGCACTGTACTTACTGCGATGATTGGTGCTAGTAAAGCCCACAACATACCACCGAGTATCATACCTATACCAACCATTCGAGCTATAGCTGGGTGTGTTTCAAACAACTTAGCTATGAAACCAGCTAATGCCGTTACTACTTTTAATATCACGCTTGCTATTGGTGCCATTGCAGTGCCGAATGCAACCAAAACTCTTACGATATTACCGATTAGATCCATAATGACTGGGCCATTCTCTTGTACATACTGAACAAACTTTTTAAACCCTTCAGATTTACCAACTTGTTCAGACCATTCTCTAAACTTAGCAGTCATTTTAACTAGCCAATCAAAGATATTAGAACTGTTTTGAGCGAACGCTTTCATCAAGTTACCAATACCCATGAATACATTGCCAAATATTTGACCTATTTTAGGTAAATTAGTTTTAGTGTATTCAATAAACGACTTAATAGCGTTCTGACCTGCTACACTGTTAGCCCAGTTTTGGAACTTTTTACCTAGATTATCTAAGCCTTTAGCAGTCCATAAGAATAGTGGACCTAATTGAGTGAATACATTAATAAGTCCGTCACCAAAACGTCCTGCAGCACTTAATAATGTGTTGAATGTCTTAACACCTGTTGTATTCATCATGTTAAAGAACTTGCTAGCAGTTTGGCTGTTTTGAGCCCATTTTAAGACACTCTGTGAAGCTTGTTCCATTCCTTTAGAGATACCTGCTAAGAATGGTTTCATGCGTCCTAAAGCTACGTTAACAGTGTCTAAAGCGTTAGATAACGTATTGAATATTTGAGATTGATTTTGCTTGATAATACCTTCCCAAGTTGATTTAACTTGTTCTAAAGACGCTTGGTATCTTCTTGTTTGCGCAGTAGCTTGTAATGTTCCGTCATTCAACATTTTAATTGCACTTACTGCCATAGTGCCAAATGCAAACGCACCACTTGCAGCAATACCAAATGCACCAGCTACACCTAATGCACCACCAGCAACTACACCTAATGCGTTAGCTACTGCCATGATGGCGGGTACTAAACCAGCTATAATAGGAATAAGACCTTGAAAACTAGCGATTAGCACACCTTTGATTTGTTGTCCAAACACAGTACCAAATGTACGAATACGAGTAGCTAATCTATCCATTTTGTCGCCGTATTCATCTAAAGACTGACTTAAAGCTCTAGTTAATACTTGAGCTCTTGTCATCCCTCTTGTATCAAAGTTAACTTTTACTGTTTTATCATGTAAGGTTGCAAGCATAGCTTTAGCACCTAATACTGAACGTTTTAAGGGGTTGTTGTTACCTTTAATATCTACTTCTTTATCTCTTAATTGCTGTAATTTCTCTTTAACTACTGCAATTGCTCGTTTAACAGGGTTAGCATTTCCGTCTATATCAACGGTATGTTCTCGCCAACGTTGAGCCATTGCTTTTGCAGTGTTTAAGGCTCGTTTAAACTTACTGATATTCGCATCGACTTGTGTTTCAATCTCGTCAGGTATTTCAGTTTTAGCCATACGTTGAGCTTTTCTGATATTCCGTTGGAAATCTGTAATGATCGCCGATATACGAGCCATAAAGTTTTTATTCATGGCTAACCTCCTTTTTGACTAGTATTGCGTAATGAATTCATAAAGCGTCGTGTACCTTGTTTCTGAACATTTCTAATGCGTTTGTTATGTGCTAACTTACGTTCTTTCATACGTTCGTATTCTTCTGACTGTCCACGTACTTCGTATCTTGCACGCTCTAACTGCTTCTGTAATCGTTTAAGTGATTTACCAGCTTGCACAAGACCGTTAGCTTGAGCACCAAATAATAAAGTTTCTTGTTCATCAAGTAACGCCAATCTACGACCTACAACCCAGTCTTTCCATTCATTAGGCGTCAAACTCATTAATTCATCATAAGGAAGATAGCCTATGTATTGACTGGTTATCTGCCGTATTTCTGAATAATCTAGTAAGGTAGCTCGCCCATGATTTCTTTGTAATTGTTCTTCATGAACTCGATACCGTTCTTCGTAGACTCTTTCTCTTCTTCTTTGACCATAGATGGAGCCGAGTTCATTTGTGTCCAGAATAGACGTGATTTCTGCTTGAAAAAACCACTATGATTTAAAACTTGCAATGCACCTTGTAACAATTCAATAGAGTCTTGTTTTTCATCAATAATTTCCATTAGTGTTTGTTCGATATCTTCACGTTTAGGTGCGTTCTTACCTAGATAAGCTGTTGCACATTCCCAAAAATCAGCAATTGCGATTGGATCACGTTCTAAAATGCCATTATAGATAGCATTGAAACCAGACACTTTAGTTGTTTTACCATTTTCGTCTTGCTCATCTTTAGCAAATTTCTTAGCCGCTTTATCGAATAAAAAAGTCGCTTTAGCTTCGACTTCTTCTCCGTTGATTTCTAATTCAGTAATAGGATTGAATGTATTTTCAGTCATTTTTTTAACCTCTTTCTGTTATTTTGTACAAAAAAATAGAGGGCTTAATGCCCTCGTAAAACTTATGCGCCAGCACTAGGTGTACGGTTTTCGTATGAGTCTGTATAAGCTCCCATATCTTCCCATTCAACTGTAGGAGCAGCAGCACTAGGATTAAGCCATTCTGGTGGTAATGAATCAACAGAACCGTCAGCACTGTTAAATTTAACTTTTGCAGTGATTTCGATTTTGTCATCCTCATCATCAAATGACCATTCGTGCTCTTCTACAATTACATAAGCGAAAGTACCGTGATGTTTACCGTCACGTTTCTTAACTTCCCAAATCCATAAACGTAACTGCTTGAAGTTTTTAACTGACTCTTTTAAAGCTTCTTGACCTTTGTCTCCAGGAACACGGTCAACAGTTAACTTGATTTCTTCTTCTACAGAGTTACGACCGTAGTCTTTTTTGCCACCTGTAATCATTTCAGCTAAGTCATTACTGATTGTGTGTCCACCCTCAGCTAAACTAGCTAACAGAATAGCATCTTCTTCTTTTAACTGACTTGCTAAATCTTTGTCAGCGATTTGTAACGCTGCAATATATTTATTCTGCGCCATTCGTTACACTCCTTTGTAAAGTATTGTGTCTGTATTTAAAAATAAGCCGAATGATACCGTGTTTCGTGTACTGGTCTATGTCAGTTATCACTTCTTGTGTATCAATCCGACTTTTAATGAATGAGTAATGTTCGATTTCAAATTCAGTGTTAAGTACATGACCTAAAAACTGAATGATTTGTGCTACTTCATCACGATTTCTCGCTTGACTATACACGTGTAAGGTTACGCCTACATCTTCAAACATACTCGTTGTTGTTTCTTTATTAGTGACGTTTGTTTCACCCACAACGATATATGGGTAAACAGCGTCTTTTTGAACGCAATCAAAAACCCTACCACCAAGCTGTTTTTTGATGATAGGGTTGCTTTTTAATTTGTTATATATCTTGTTAAACAGATACCGTTCTACTGATACCCACATATCTTAACCACCTTATGAAAAATACTTATTGAAAAACGCTCTACCTTCATCAATTGCTGGTTCCCAAAAAGGTTGTGCATGTTGCCCTTTAGTTGTGTGCCAATGTCCGTCTGCGTCTTTGTAACGCCACGGGATTTTCTTTGCACGACTACCACCTGGACCGACTGCGTATATCCCTGTACCGTAGTTAACGTACACTGCATACTCACTACCAATATTAATAACGCCTGTTAATCCGCCCTTCTTAAAGTCCATAGAAACACTTTCTCTAAGATAACCGGTATCGACAGGCATGTTACTAACTATTGAATTGTGAATAATTGTTGTTGTCTTGGCTATACCTTTTTTAGCCCATCTAATCGTTTCTTTTTCAAACTCCTCAAGTTCCTTAACTAAATCCCAATTTCCGTATTTAACCTTAGCCAACAGGACATTCTCTCAATCTTGTTAAGTTGATTTCTTGTTGTCCGCCTTGGTCGACAGGTTCTCCTACTACTTCGTAAGTTTTACCGTTGTATTTGAATAAGTTTTTGTTAGTTATTGGCAGGCTGTACGGCGTATATAGGTTTCTGTCGTATGATTGGTTCATTTGATGAAACTTGAGTTGTTCAGATGAAGTGGGAGTATCCATAAAGCCTTGTATTGTTTTTTCACTCTTAAAGCGCTCTTGTTCACGTGGATACTCTCCTACAACTTCTCTTGAGCCTAATTCGATTGTATGAGGAAACTCATTGTATGGGTTAAACATGATAACCACTCCAACGTAAGCGTCTAAATGGTTTTAGATAACCGTATGTTTCCTTAGGTAGATCAGTAACGAAAGTGTAGCTCACAGTACCCATAGTACGTGAAGAAATATTGCTAGTCGTACCTTGTTTAATACAGTTAGCAATGAATTTCTCTACATTACTAGGTAATGACTGTCTATTGAATGTTTGATTACAATATTCTTCAGCTACATTCAGATACTTTTCAATAAGTAATTCGATTGTTTCGTCATTTGAAGTATCATCGAGTGAAAGATTATTTAATAATTTAACGTCTTGTGCGTTCATTACTTAACACTTCCTAATGCTTCAACGAGTTCATCTTTTTTCATACTAGAAAATCCCTCTATTTCACGTTCTTTAGCGAGTTCTCTTAATTCTGATACTTTCATACCTTTTAAGTCTTTATCGCTCTCTACACGCTCAATAAGGGGCTTGTTTTGACGGTTTTCTTTTGTGGATAGTTCAGTTAATCGCTCATCACTTACATTTAAACCTTTACGAGGGAACGTGTCTCCAACGTTATACTCGTAGTTGTCATCTTGTAAGTCTGTGAAATACACGATTACCTTATACATACGTCACTACCTCCTTTTATGCACCTGAGTCTGTAGTTCCTGCGCCTTTAGTTACCTTAACTGCTTTAGATTCGTCATATAAGTATGCTACATAGTGTTTATCACTGTATAAAGCAGTTGTCTTAGTTGAAGGATCACGGTCAGTTTCTAAGAAGAAATCACGTTTAGTGATAAGTTTAACTGCACCACGTTTAGCTAAAATAGCTTCGCCCTCATCTAATTTCTTAGAACGTACAATTACTGCACCTAAAGCTTCACCAAATGCACCTTTAACGATAATGTTATCGCCTAATTCAGTAGCTCGAGTGAAGTTATCTGAAGCACTAGAGCGCAACTTACCAGCGTCTTTAGGATTAATGAATAATACCATTGGTTCTAAATCTTCATCGTCAAATGTATCAATAGCAGCTTCTAAACCTGCTAATGTGCCGATGTCTGCACTTACAGTTAATTTCGTACCTCGTAAAGCTTCTAATACGTCATTATCTACTTTGTTAGCAATAGCTAAACCGTGTTGACGTACTGCTTCGCCTTGTGGGTCTCCATAACCAGACAATAAAGCTTCGTCAGTAATATCAGTACCTTTACCGATTTTATGAATTTTAGCTTCACGTCTGTTAGTTTCAATTTTGTCTACAGGAATTTTTTGTCCTTCAGGTACTACTGTAGCGTCACCACTATAAACAAATGCAGGGAAAGTTAAAGTGTCACCTGGTTGTCCTACTAATGTACTGTCGATGTCCGCAAATTGCGCAAATCTTAATTTCTTATCTAATTCTGCTTGCATCATAGGTGCTAATACTTCTGGAACGATTTGTGTACTTTTAGTTGTTGTTCCTTGTGCCATATGTTATTACCTCTTTTCTAATTGTTTATTAGAGCGTCGTATGTTTTTCTATCATTCATAAATAGATCAGTTCTTTCATCTACGCTCATATTGTTGAACTGTTCTTGTGTTATTCCGCCAGCAACGCTTTTTCCGTCATTCGGCGTACGTCCGCTTGGTTTAGATTGTTCAAACAAATGCTCATTCTCTTTTTTGAACTCACTCATGTAATCATCTAATCCTTTGACATTTCCGTTGTCATCAACTTCTAAATTATCTTTATCAATTAGTTTGATTACTTGTTCAGGTTTAATCGCTTTTTCTTTAGCTAAAGATACTTCGATAGCTTTATTTAACTGAACGTCTTTGAGTTTTTGATCGTAGTTAGCGTTTTGTTCTTTATATTTTTCTAACTCTTGTTTAAGTTCATCGTTATCACCAACATTATTTTTGAGTTCTTCAATTTGATTATCACGATTTTTAATTTCTTCGTTAGCAGTGTCTAATTGTTCTTTTAGTGAATCAACTTTCTCTGCCTTCTCTTTATATGATTGCAAACCTTCATGATGTTCGTCGATAATCTTTTGAATAGCATCTTCTTCGACACCTAAACCACGTAAAAATTCTCTTTTCATTATTACTACTCCTCACATTTTTTATTACGGTGGTCTTATCCACCATGAGTTTGCACCTTTTAACGCCTTGAGCATTTTTGGGCATAAAAAATAGCCAACACATTTTAGTGTTAGCTAGAATAAGTTAAAATTTGCATTTTCAGCATTACTTTTATTAATGTGATTTTTAATTTGTTCTGTGTTAGCTTCGTTGCTTATTCCTACCTTTACAACTGATCTATCGTTCTTTAATCGGTTAATTTCTTCATATAGTTGTTTGATACGCTCTAATTTCTCAATTGCTTCATCAGCGTCAATATTAACCTTTACGTTAAACTCCATCTAAACACCTTCTTTATACTTTCTTCTTTCTTCACTACCGTCTGAGTGAATAACAAGAATGTAATCTTTTAAGAAATATAACTTAATTAAATTATCTTCGCTCATAATCAGACACTACCTTTCCGTTTATTCTTCTCCCACTCTCTATAGTTAGTGAAAGGTATTACGCCATCTTCTTTAGTTCTCATCGTTGTAGGTAATTCATCTTCGTCTATGTAATAAAGAAGCTTACAACGACAATTGATGTTCTCTTTTGCACTAGCTACACCTACAAATAACTTAGGTGCAGGACCTACACAACCACTAGAATGAAAGTTATCTTCAATATCGACTGAAGTGCCGTCTAAGTGTCTATGTGTATCACGTGTGCGTGTGTCTTTAGTAGCATACCAACGTTTCTTCATATCGAGTCCATTATCTTTAGCTACCATTGCGCTATCTAATCCAGCTTGTGACAATGCACGCCCTGTTTCTGTTCTAGCTACACGCACTGATTGAGCTTTTGACATACCTAAATCATTTCTTAATGCTTTAGCTATCTTAGAATATCCCTCACCACTCATAATGCCTTGTGTTATGTGTGTACGAATACGTTTTAATGTATCGTCACGATGTTTCTGCAGTGTAGGTACTAACTTAATAAACTCAATAGGTTGTTCAATTGCCGTCTGTATTGTCTGCGAAGTAGGTATATCAAAGTTCATAGACGTTTGACTTGCTACTTCATACAAAAATAGGCTCATCATGTACTTTTCGATATAGACGTTCTGTTGTGATTGTTTGATAGCCTTAGCGACTTCTCTGTAGTCTTGAGATAACATCTGTCCTATACGATTAAGTTCTTTGTTGAGCCTGTTGTATTTATTAAATTCAGTCCATGTGACTTTCGGTTCATCTCTATCGTACTTTTCGTACATATTCGCAATAATCTGTTTGATTTCTTTCAAACGTTTAGCAAATAGTATTTCGATTTCTTTCTCTGCTTGATTAACCAGTTTGTCGATGTAGTTATCTATGTCATTCTGATTGGTTATCTTCGGATTGTCTTTGTTGTTCGTCATTCAATCCCTCCTCAATGTCAGGGAGTTGTTGATTGAGTTCTATGTTTTCTTGCTCTATTCTTTCCATTTCAGCTACAGGATCTTGTACCCACGAATGATTACCAAGAATAGTTTCTTTAGATAATAACCCTGTAGAATTCATAGCGATTTGAGAGTTTTCTAACTCATTAACCATTACATTGAAGTTGAATGTAATCTCGATGTCTTGCACTCTCACATCTAATCTGTAGAAGTCGATAATGTACTGCAATAGCTCTTGTAATGCAGTAAGTGTTTTGTTCTTCAATTTATTAGCTTTTAAGTCTAAGTTACTGTACATAAATTTAAGTGCAATACCACTTGGGCTATTACCAAACTTATCTTGTTGGAAGTCTACACCTTGTCCAAACTCTATAATGTAATCACGTAACATCTTCGTGTATTCCTTAACAGAGTCAATAGGCACTTCTACTTTGATAGTATCTACACCGGAGCCACTTTCCCCTGCAACACTAATCGCTTTATAGTATTTAAGGTTATGCATGAAATCTTTCATATCTTCGCCTTCATAACCTTTTAAGATATAGATTAACTCTACTGATTCGTCAAAAGTGTTTTGTGTATCTGATAATCGCTTATCTAACGCATCTATGATTGTCTTATACATGAATAAGTCAGATACTTCTTGCGGGTTGTTCTTGAACGGAATAAAAGGAACACGTCCCCAACTCATCAATTTATTACCTTGATAATAATGAGGTTGTATATGATCTTCACTACGGTAGAAATCAGGGATAAGTTGTCCTTCTTTCAACTCATAGAATGTCACATCATCTTTAGTCCAATACTCAACGCGTTCTGCTCCGTCTAATTCATATACACGGATAAACGCTTGCAGTTCATCTCTTTCTTTATTAGTCCAAATAGGTACAGCTTGTTCTGCAGGTACACGAAACGTTTTAAACTCTCCCTCTTCATCTACATAAGGTTGAACCCATTCGATACCTTTATTACTTGCAGCAGTTAATATATCCACTAATTTGTCATCCCACTTGTGATTAAGTGTATGTTGTATTTGTTTTAATGCTTTGTCATTATCTACACCAAATGTCACAGGATTAGCAACTGCATATGCTACTTTCTGGTCTACTAAGTTTTGATGGTAGTTAGTATACATGCGCCAGTCTGGTTTAGTTTCGTCGTAGTCGCCGTTCACATCTCTTTTGAAAGGAGCGTCTAATATATCTGGGTGATGATTATAATATCTTTCACCCATTGTGATATTGTCTATATTCTCTTTATGTTCTCTAACTAAGCGCAATATCATTTCTTCTTGCGTTTCATACTTCGGTTTAATCTGTTCTACCACTTGTTCGTGATATGGTTTGTCCCATGGCCAGTTAATGCTAATCACCTCGTTTACGTTAATATACTAATTTTGCTTTGCCTCATATCTCTAGAAAGGGCATACCTACAAGAGTCTATGCTATGATCGTCTTTATCTTCTAATTTAGGAATAATATCCCCATCTTTATCAGTTTGATAATCTATGTTTTCAAATTCTCTAGCTATATTCGGTGTGCGTTTCGGATCTATTATGATAGCTTCTAAATCAGATAACCATTGTTCGCCATATTCTCTACTATCCGGTCCTTTTTTTACACCTTTCACACGTTTTATTCCGTGTTCTTTTTTCAACTCGTCAATACTTTTCGGCTCAGCTGAGTCACAATAGATTTCATCGGATTGATAACCACGTTTCCACAACTCTTTCGCAAATTCCCGGTTACTCATTTGTACCCCATATATTTCATCCATAGCGTACAAAATACGTTTCTTTTTATCATAGTGCCAACGTGTAAACGCTAGAGGGTCAGCAGCATAACCAAAATCTGCACCGTTACGAATATTATCAAAGTTATTGTATAACTCATCTGGTATCTTCTCTATTTGTAAATTGTTAAACGGCACAACGCCACTACCAATCGCTTCGCCCATATATTCCCAACGATAACGTTGTTCGTTACGTTCTTTCGCACTCTCTGCCTCTTGTATAAATTGCTTAGAGATAAAAGGATTATCTAAGTACGTTGAATGATGTACGAATGTGTTATCTGGTTGGAATGAGGTTTCATATTTTTTATTAACCCACGATTGTTTTCTCTTAGGTGGGTTGTAACTAAAGAAAAACTTGTAGAACAATCCGTCGTCTAGTTCTCCACGTAACATAGAGTTAGTAATTGTTGTGACTTCATCTTCTGTCTTAAATTCTGCCAACTCCTCTATCCACATGATAGAAAAAGGGAACCGACTATCTTTTAACGACTTTAATCGCTCAGGGTTCTGCGCCCCTCTAAAGATAATCCGATTCCCTCTAGGAACATACGTGATTTCCATTGGCGACACTTTAACTTTGAACAGGTGCGACACCTTTTGTTCTTCTATCGCCCACTTAATTTGCTCAAATACTGATGTAGCTAATGTATTGTCTGTCTTACGTACTACAACTGCATTCATAGGATAACGCATGATTAACTGTGTAATGATAATAGATATATCAGAGGACTTACCACTACCACGTCCACCTTTAGCTACTATGTTAAGCTTCTCTCTATCTTTAGTCGCTTTCCACAAGCTATGAAAGTGTTTAGGTAACAGTTCGGATAGATTAATCGATATCGTCATTGAACTGTACCGTCGCAGTTGTTTCGATTTGTTGCTTGTCTGTCCACATCATATATCGTTTACCTAATAATTCTGCAGCTTTAGTTCTAGCGTTAGTATCTGACCTTTTTTCTAGCTCTTCTACATCCATTTGACCTCTGCCAACCTGAATGGGTATCAACTCTTGGTCTGTTACCTCTCCACGTAATACAGAAGTAAGATATTGAAGTATTTCGTCTTGGTCTGCAATTGCATCTTTTTTCAGTTTTTCCATTCGTTTGTCTATTTCTGCTTTTATTCCCACATTTTCCAACAATTTATGACTACTTGATTTTGCGTATTTCTCACTATAACCAGCCTTGATTGCCGATTGATAAGCAGTGCCTGTCTTAATGTACTCATCAACAAATGTTTGTTGTTTAAGATTCAGTTTCGTCATCGTATATTACCACCTACTCTCACGGTTAAACACCTTTGTTTGACGTATAAAAAAAGACACTGCGTAAACAGTGCCTAATGATTATGTTTTGTTATTTATTTGAGTTTATGTACTCATGTCACATCTCTATGTCACATCAATACATAAAAATAAGTTACCCGTGTGTTCTCACGGATAACTAATTAAGGTAGGAGAAAAATTACATGTCAAGTATTCATATCATCGTATCGGAAGCCGTGTTGTAAGATTCAATAAAACTACCCGCCACTCTGACGGATAGTTAAGTAATCGGATGCGCAACGTCTAATCAAGGACGATAAACACTTATCCAATCACTTCAATATTGAATACCCCACCATAGTGCGAAAGGATAAACACTATGTCTTGTGAGGTAATTCTTACAATATCATAATACACCGATTATAAACGGACTTACACACTTCAAAAGTCCACCTTACACATAACCTATGAATTCTGCTAATCTATTTATCATCGCATCACGTCGTCTTAATATACTCGTCTTACTTGTTCCAAAGTAGTCAGCTATATCTTCCCATTCACTACAACCTATTGGACATTCCCAATATCTCAAACGCATTAAGTCTTGTGTGTCTTCATCTGATTCATAAATAAGTTTATCTACACCTTTTACAATGTTCCGTAAGTTGTTATAACGATTGTCACTTAACTTCTTAATTGATTCTCTCTCGATAGGATTACCTGGTATATTACTTTTACCTGCACCTACATTCTCGGGTTCGTGGTTTTCTAGTAATTCATACTCTCTTACTTTTAACTCTCGTCTGTAGCGTTCTATGTTTTTGATATAATCTTCTAGTTTCTTTATATCGTGTCGTTCAATCGTTATCATACTTACCCTCCATTCCTTTAGTTTTCTTTTTTATTAATTCGCTTTTTGTGTTCTTCGTACTTTAAATTTTGAAAATCATTACCGCCGTCATATTCATCCATTTTACTTAATATACTTTCTAAAGCTACAATTTCACCGATTTTAACATGGGTACTACGGTCTTTATCGTTTTGCATCATCAAAATTAAACTAAGAACTAGAGTTTTTAATTTAATCCACTTGGATTTATAAAACATCACTTACCCTCCATTCTCCAACTTATCTTTCAATGTCTTAATCTCATACTCTTTCACTTCTAACTGATGTTTTAGATCATTCTGTTCAAGTATAGAGCCAAATAGTAGTAAAACTAATATAATGATTGCTATTACGCCCCACATTGTTTGACCACCTCTAAATTAGGTTTGTGTTCTAGTACACGTCCGTTAAAACTACATGCATCTTCTTTAGCTGAATATAAATCGTCGTAAGATAAAGCTTCAAATACATTGTCAGTGATTATGCATGTGTTTCCATAACTACCTATATATTTTTTCACTAAATATACTCCTTTTTTTAACTCAACCACGTATTTGCCTATGTTGTTTTTATTATCCTTATTTTTCAACCAAGATACCTCTCTTTCTAAATGTAACTTATCTAATTGCAATCCATGTTTATCTTCCTGTAACTCATTAACTCTTTTCTCTGCTTTAATCCACTTATATATAGCAAAAATACACAGTACTAACACAATTATTACCGATGAAAAACTTATCCAAATCACATTAATAACCTCCTAAAATCCCAAAATATAAAAAGTGTAAAAATAGCAAGATAGAAAGTAAAAACATGGTAACGGAAAACCCAATCGTTACATATTCCTTGTATTTAATTCCTTCAACAAAAAGATATATTATAAATATCTCCATTAAAACAAAGACTATAGACAATGTTATAATTGTAATCATATATATAATTTCACCCAATATTTAATAACCTCCGTATATGCCATTTAAATGAGCGTGGTCATTCTCGTCAAAGTCCTTAGGTACTTCCACCTCATCGTTTGCAGTCAACTTGTAATAAACTTCTCTGCCAATCCACTTACCTAACTCGTACATTGCGATAGTGAACCAAATTTTTAATATTCGTTTAATCATCTTATCCTCCTCATATATCTTCATTGCCTTTTCTTTACTCTCTGCATTAATCACAGTTGCCGTCTGATTATCTTTAAGCTTTGCTACATGTCTGTGTTGTATACCTGTTGAATCTGTGAATGTTGTGATTAAGTATTGTGTCACTTACCAAGCACCTCTTTACTCTTTCTTTTTAAATTTCAAAGTCACTACATCTCTAAAATGTTGGTTTCTTGTATGAGTTTCTGAAAGTTTATAATTAGTTATCATTTCAATAACTTCATAATCTACTAGGTTCAGATAAGATATATGAATATTAGTTTCATCTTTTCCGTTAAATAATCTTTTTAATATTTTTATTGTCGGTTGTTCAAAGTCTTTCACTTTTTCAACACCTCTTTTACTTTTTCTACTATGTCCTTACTCTTTAAGGTCTGCTTCTTTGACGAATGTTCCATTGATTGTCTTTCCTTTTCTTCCTTTAATCTCATCATATGCAAACTGTAAACACTCCTGTAACGTCATATCATGTTGTTGTGCTAATATGATTAATGTAACGACTGTATCGCCTATACCGTCTTTTAATGCCTCTAAATTACTACGTGATAATGCTGCGCCGACTTCTCCTGCCTCTTCATAAAACTTCAACGCTTGTCTATCCGGATTGCCATTGTGCAAATCTTTATCCTTACTCCATTGTTCTACCTGTTTAATTAATTGATCTACTGTTAATTGATTAGTCATTTATTGTTCCTCCATTTTCTACTAAACTCTTTGAATTATTTTCCACTATTTTGTCGTACAACTCTGCCTTGCGATATACTTCGTTAAGCTCTTTGATTAACAAACACCCGTCGTGTCCTGTAAAAGCTGTAGAGGATACTATGCAACGTTGGATAAATTCTCTATTGTCCATTGCAAGCCTCCAAATCACTTAATAAATTTTGAAACTCATGCGTTCCGTCTAGTTGGTCCATGTATTTTAAATCTCGATTTAATTCGTTTTCACTTACCATTGCGTTAGCTATTTGAAACAACTGATATTGATTGTTTGGTGTTATTATTTGATTTACTGAGCGATGTACTTCCACATATTCTTTTAATTTCTTCTCTTTCAACTTTATCCATAAACTTTTATAATCTTTATCTTTCATTATCTGCACGCTCCTTAAAATTTATAATCACATGACAGATGTTTTGAAATATTGCATCCGGTTCTCTATCTTTTAATGTCCCGTTAACGATTAAATCATCTATCTCATCAAACGCCTCTGCCTTCTTTTTAATTTCTGCCATATCATTGATGAGTTCATCACGTTGTTTCTTGTATGAGTCACGTTCATCTCTGAACTTCCACCAATCACTACGCGGATAGCTTTCGTCTAAATCTAAGTCTTTATTCCTGATAAATTCTAATAATTGTTCTTTAGTTATTTCTGCCATTCCTATCCCTCATTCCATTTAGAATTCTCTTTCAAAAGCCCTGCTTTTCTTAACTCATCGTTTAAGCAATATTTCCCGTCCTCGTACCACACATTAGCTAGGTATCTACCGAACACATCGCTCTTGTAGGTCTGTACGTATATCTTCTTGCCTTCTACACACGTTTTAGTAAAGTCGGTAGCTTCTTTATAATTCTCTTGTCCTCTTTCAGGTGTATCTACATTAAGTAACCTTACTCTACGTTCTGCAGTTGTCTTGAAGCCTAAATCCAGTAAAATATCTATCGTGTCACCGTCAACTACATTGGTACATATAGCTTGGAAAGTATATAAATGATTTTTTATATCTATCTCAAACACTCCCTGTTCTTTTTAATATCGTTTTCACTAACTTTCATCGTCACTCTACTTCCTGCTACCTTAACCACAAAGCCTTTAACACCTAGCTGTCGTAATTCACGCTGTATCTCTGTAGGTGTCTTGCCTTGTGTGTTGTATTTGTATCGTTGAGATACCGTGTCACTTAGCAGCATTTATTTTGTCCTTAACTTCTTTTTGTTTGTGTAATAATTTAACAAAGTTGATTCCTGCTTTAGTCAGGTCGCGATCAGTCGACGTTAAATTAAGTTTGTTAATGCGCACTAATTCTTTACGACTTACCAATGCTATATTTTCTTCGCTACAGTCTGACCTGTTTTGATTCAAATGTATTAAACAATATCCTTTGGGCACAGGTCCGTGCTTTTGTTCCCATAAATAATGTGTGTATTGTTTCCAGCATTCGTTTTTTGAACCTCGTTTTTTGATTTTTATAAACTTATAACCGTCAGTAGTGATTTTTATCGTTCCTAAAGGAAATGTGTTATCGGGCTTTTGTCCTTTCTTAAATTGAGTTTCAGCGCTTCTACCTCTGGAAGGAAAGCTTTTACCTTTGTTCCAAGAAGGCACACCTTTTTTAAACTTACAATCAACCCCACTTCTTATCCTTTTTCTCGAACAAAACCCTTTCATTTTATCTGTAGTAACATCAGTGCCAAACTCCTTATTAAACATTTCTGTCATTTCTTTCTTAGTTTTACCTTTGATGTTATTACGAATATATTTTTCATGCTCATCAGTCCATACATGTCTCATGGCTATTACTCTCCTAACAACTTAGGGATTTCTGATTCTGCGTCTAATTTTTCATCTTTAAACTTTTGTGCTTGCAGCACTAAACTGCCGTTATTAATGATATTTTGAGCCACTTTAGAAACTGCACTAGATCTTTGTAACTCCTCTTTTAATTCATCGCCTTTTAAATCTTCATCGCTTAATCTTTCTAATTGTGCAAATAAATGATTGTTTAAATCTGTCAATGTGTTTCTCATTTCATTAACCCTCCCACTTTTCAAATACTCTATTTAGGTACCAACGCGCTTTGTCTAAATCTTCTTTACCGTTCTTACGATTAGCTCTACTTATATATTTAATTGCATTACCAATCGCAAATGCTAACTCTGGTTTGTAATCTTTAGTGACTTGCTCTATGAAGTCTATGATTTCTATTTCTCCATACGTATAATGCGACGGGTGGTTAACCTTGTCATCTAATGTCTTTTTAGTTCCTTCATTTCCATTAGGTAATGAGTAAAAATCGTAACTATCATCAATAGTCCAAGTTCTCCCGTCAATTGCTTCTACATCAGCAACCCATCTATCTATATCAAGACTTGACTGAACTAAACGATAAACATTTTTTATTTGCATTGTAATTTCAACACCGTTAACTTCTTGGATTCTGATTCTATCGCCTATAATCAAATCTTTAATGCTCATGATCTAACCACCTTTCTAGGGAATATGTCATTCTCCATAAGATGCTTGCACCATTTACCACGAGGGTGTTTTTGAGGCACTGTGAATAAATGTGGTTTCTTACGTTTCAACTCTTGTAATCTACGTTGTGCCATTCTCTCTTTATAACTAGCGATTCCGTCCTCTTTAGGTTTTAAACTATCCCATTCACTACGTCTTACTCCCAAAGGAGCTTCTATTGCATCTTCAAAATTCCAACCAGAAGCTAATCTTTGTCTTAAGATATCGAGATTGATATCTGCTTCTTTCATTTTCTCTACTACATCTGGTGTAATAGAGAAGTATTTATTTTTAACTCTCATTTTTGTCGATTCCATTTACTCCACCTCTATTAATTCAACTAGTTCAAAATCTTCATTCATCAACTCTTTGTCAGGATTGTTACTGATTAAATCTAAAATGCGTTCCTTTTCATCACTTGCAGTAATTTGATTGTTTACCCAAACTGGATACTTACATCTAACTTTCATTGTTGCTTCGACTGTGATTGTTTCTTCTCTGTTAGCCATTACTCATCACCTACTAATTCGCCATCATTCCAGATGAGTGTCATTGTATCTCCATCTTTCAACCAAAATTCTTTGCTAAAATCATCTTTTAGTTCATTGATAGATTTTTCAACCCGTTTAACTCCACCACCATTTACAAATATTTCCAACATTTCTGGTATCTTTGTTTCTTCCGTAACTTCTTCTTCAACTTCTACTGTGAAAGTTTCATCTACAACGATTGAATACTCTATCGACACTGTTTGCACCATGTCAAAATACACAGAACCTCTGTCAATATTGCTATAAAATGCTTTTTCTTTAACACCATTCTTCCAAGCCCACTCAATCAATTCTGGTAATGTCATTTCAACTTTCTTTTTAATCTTTACCATCCTTCATCTTCTCCTTCTTACGTTTTTTGCGTACCTTGATTAGTTCTTCATACGTTATCCACTCTTGACCTGTGTATTTAGGCGCTTTACATATCCACGTGAGTGGTACTTCTCTGTTTTGATATCTAAATATCTTTGATTTTATTTTGGCTTCTGGAGTAGGCATACCTTTTACATCTATCACTTCGATTAGCTTGCCATCTTTCCATAAAGCAAAATCTGCTACATAGTTAATAGATCTGAAATTTTCAAATTTAGGTTGTAATTCGTACTTAGGTTGCAACTCTATATGGTCATATCCCTTACCTAAGTTACGTTCTAAATATTGGTAGTAGTCGCATTCAATTTTGCTATCGAACACAAAACCTTTATATTCAACTTTCTTAGCATTGTATTTACTCAAAGTTCCACCTCAAAATAATAATTCGTTAATTGTCATTTGCTGTTGCAGTTCTTCTTTTCTGAAAAGCTTATGTTTGCGTTTCAGTTTTTCTAGTTCATCTTTCGTTACTGTTCCTGAGAATGTGTTTCTAAAGTGTATGCCTGCATAGTTACCTAGTTTGAATGTATCTTCTCCTAACGGCGTTACACTGCACATCTTCCAACCGTCAATCTGATATAACGTGTATTGCTTTTTAAGTCCGTCGATAAGTCCCATCTGGTTGCCTCCACTTCGTTTCATTCATGATTAACTCCTGAACTTTTTCATATTCGTCAAATGGTGATATCGTTTTGTTTTCTAACAAACGTTTAACTGCCCAGCCTGACTCAATAAGCGTCTTAGCTATTAATGGGTCGTTTTGATAATCTTCTCGATACATAACGCCTAACAACTTTTGATATTCAACTACTTTCATGTGAAGAACCTCTGCGTTTTCTTGTAGTACTCAAACTCAACTACACCTGTTTCTCCGTCTTTATTTTTTGCGATGTTACATTCAACAATTGACTTGCCTGAGTCATCAACATCATCACGGTTGTAGTAATCATCTCGATATAACAACATAGCTAAACTTGCATCTGCTTCAATTCCACCTGCTTCTTTCATGTCAGATAGCATAGGTCTTTTGTCATTTCTTGTTTCTACACCTCTGCTCAATTGAGATAGCAACACAATAATTGCACCTGTTTCATTTGCAATAATCTTCAAATCTCGCGATATCTTTTCGATACCATTACGACGATCTAACTTACTGTCTGTCTGCATAAGTTGTAAGTAGTCAATGAAGATAACCTGTTGCACATCTTTGTTCTTCATCGCTTGTTTACGTACATCATGTGTAGTAATATTGCTTTTATCGTGTATATCTATATCAAGTTTGAGTATTCTGTCTGCTGCAGTTGTTAAACGTGTTAATTCATCCGGTTCTAAATCTTTAATTTCTTTGATACGAGTTAGTTCTATCCCAGTTTCTGCTGATAACATCCTTTTCAATACAGACACGCCAGTTGTCTCTAGACTGAAGAATGAAGTTTTATAGCCTTGAGACGCTATATTAAGCATCATATTAAGCGCAAACCCCGTTTTACCTACTGACGGTCTCGCAGCGATTACAATCAACTGTGTAGGTTCTAAACCACCTATTTTGTAATCCACCAGTTTATAACCTGTATTGATTTTTTGTTTTGGTTCTTCGCTATATAATTCTTCGACAAAGTGATCTACAATTTTTTTAGTCCCACTTTCTTCACTTGCACTAATTAAACTGACCTTTTGTAGTTTGTTAAGCATTTCATCAAAATTTTGTATATTCGGATCAGAATTGAATTCTTGTAATACGTTTTGCGTACGCTCTATTTGATAAAGATTGAGCAAATCTTGTTGGTATCTTTCAAAGAATCCGTAACCTATAAATTTTGAGTTATACAAATTTGAAATGGTGTCCATATCTAGGAATGACTTATCTTTTGTGGTTTTTAAATAGATTTCGTTATGATCTACCTTACCGACTTCGAATACATATTCCATAAATGACTTCATACCATCATGTGAGAACATTTCCGGTCTCACACGTAACTTCTCAATTATGTCCGGTTTTTGAAGTAAACTAGCAACGATTGTACTTTCGATTTCATGACGTTCATTCATCGTCACTCACTCCAAACTCACTTAACTTCTTTCTGAAGTCGTCTAATATCTTTTTACGTTGTGCTACGTATTCTGGATCATTTTTCATTCTCCAACGATGTCTAGCAGTTTTTTCGTCGACAGGTTCTTCTTTTACGACTTTGACTTCTTTCCTCATTATGTTTGGAATACTAGGTGGATAAGGATTAGCATCATTGATATATTGCATTACTGTTTTTTTAGTCGGTTCATAATCCCCGTTTTGGCTCAAAATGTTAACCCATGTTTCTAATTTAGGTCTGTCAAAGTCAATGTTGTATACATGTCTAATTGTCTTAATTACTTCTAGGGCTTGTTGTTTAGTCATAGGCATTAACTTTCATCTCCTAGCTCTTTCTCCATTTGAGCAATTACATCATCTGTTACAGATTTTTTATTTTTAGGTTTAATTTTATTTTCAGCCTCTTTTTTATTCTTAACGTTCTCTTTAGCCCAGTTGTTTAACACTTTGATTAGGTAACCTGCATGACAACCTTTGTCTTTTGTATAATTAGTAGCTACCTCAACAACTTCATCTGCATGTTCCCCAATATCATCAACTGCATATCCTATCTGTTCCATCTGATGAGGAGTTAAGTTATTATCAAGGTTATTCATGATGTAATTAATTGAATTTTTAAAGACGTCGTCACTTCTATCTTCTTTATTCTTTTTCTTATTCTTATATTCTTCTTCTAATTCTTCTTCTGTATCGTTACGTAACGTTACTGTAACGTTATTCTCTAGTTGTTTTTGTCTTTCTCTATATCTTTGTTGTCGAAGTCGGTTCTTTTCTCTGTGCTTACTTTTACTATCTAAGCTTTGATGTTTTTCCCAATTAGTTACTTTAAAGACACCATTCACTTCTTCAATCATGCTTAGCTTTTCGAATGTTTGTAACGCTAATCTTATTGAATTGATAGGTCTATTAAATTCGTTAGCTAACATTTCTTCGTTATAGGGTAGACTTTCGGATAACATAATGTATCCTTGTTCGTTGTACTTTCCAGCTAATGTCAGTAACTTAACCCATAAAGTGATGATTGTATCTCGTTCTGGCAATGCTTCTATATACTTGATTTTGCTATCATCGAACATTCCGACTTTTAATTTAATCCACGATACTTCTGCCATTTACTTCTCCTTTCAACATTCGGTTGAGCCGTTCATCTACGGACACCCAACTGTCATGTAATTTGTATTTCTCATTAAAACTGTCCATTCCTATTTGGTGCTGCTCTTTATGATGTCTTGAACATAGCGCTAATACTTTGTTGTCTGTGTGATCTATCTTTCGTCTGTTACGTCCTCGACCTACTGCGTGATAATGTGCAAGTTCGGCACGTGGTGTTCCGCATATTACACAGTTACGATTGACTGTTGACCAGTAAAGGAACGCTTTATCATTTTTGAGTAAGTCACTCGTCTTATAATTAAGTGGTATATTGTTGTGAAACACCCAGTCGAGAATAACTTCTATAACTTGTTTAGCTTGTTCTCTAGTGCAGTCGCTCAATGAGAGGCGTTTTTCATAGCCGTAGAGGACTTCTACATAATCCATGAATAAATACCTCATATAGTCACGGGGCTGGCCTGTATATGCTTCTATGTCGTTACAGAGAGCAAACACTTTTCTGCGTTGCTTATCTGTAATCTTGAATGGATCAATTACCCTTACATCCACTTCAACTTCGTAACCATTGTCTAAAAGTAAAGATGTTTTGTTATCTAGTTCTACTCCCTTGATGACTACAGTTGTTGTGCCATCATCTTCTGTAATGTAGTTTTTTATTACTACCATCTAATCAGTCCAATCAGAACGGTAATTCTGAATTATCTATGTCTGTGCCGTTAGCAAACGGGTTATTGCCTGCTGGTGCTTGTCTTCTTTGTTGTTGAAATTGACTATTTTGTTGATTACTACCTTTGCTATCTAAAAATTCAATTCTGTTAGCAATTACTCGTACTACTGAACGATTGTGTCCTTCTTTATCTTGGAAACGGTCTTGCTTCAAGTTGCCTTCGATTAAAACTTTGCTTCCCTTACCGCAATAGTCGTTTAATAGTTGTGCAGTTTTGCCAAACGCTACGATGTCAAAGAATGATGTGTCATCTTTTTTGAATGGATTGTCCACTGCCATAGAGAAGTTAGTTACTTGTGTTTGTCCTGCTTGTTTAAGTTCTAAATCTTTAGTGATACGTCCTGTCAAAATTGTTAAGTTAGTCATTATTTCGCCTCCGTATATTTTTTAGCCATTGTTTGAATTTTGTTGATTGTATTGATTGCTTGTTGTTCTGACATTGACGAATAGTTTTGTATGCCAAAAGTTTGTTCTGCTTGTTGTTGAGATACTTCTTTTCCTAACGATTTCATCAAGTCGACAAATTTAAGTATTTCTTCTTTTAGAATGCCGACTGTTTGACTACTTACTTTGTTGTACTTTTCTTGCTTTTGTTTTGCGTCTGCGTCATCTTCATCAGTTGGGATATTGAAGAATTTCATTAAGAAATAACGTTCTGCGTACGTTAATGCCGTACCATGTGCTTTCGATACATCATCTTGTTGACCTACAGAATAAAAGTTCACTTCAAGTTGTTCTTCTGGTTTATCTGCATTGATCCATAAATAAGTTAATTTCATCTCAACAACAAACTCTGATGTTGTAACTTCTCGAGACGCTTTTTTGTTAAATCTAGTAACCTCGATTTGCTTGTAGTTTTCATCTGATGTTTTTGGTACGAGTAATAGATTATGTTCAATCATCTTGTTTCTAATTCTGTGTAATACTTGAGATCCACTTACGTAACTGTAGTTGTAGCCTTTAGTGTCTTTCGTAAACCCTTCGATATTAGCTTTAACGTCAGCTATTTTTTGGTATAAATTAAGTTCTTCAGTCATACTCAACCTCCTCAAATTTAGTTGTTTCAGTTACCGTCTTTTTAATTGCTATGTGTTTTGTCATGTCAATAACAGTTTTATCTAAACCGTCAAAATCTTTAGCATCTCCACTACTTGTTGAATATTTGATTGTAGGAAAGTTCGCACTAGGTTTATTAGTGATATACAAGTCAAAAGGAGCGTCTTTCAGTTTAATTAGATATGTCACTGTTTCTTTCAATCCCAATCACTCCTTTACGCAATATATCTATTGTTCTATCCATGACTTTGATTGTTTCGTTTTGTGTTTCGCATGATTCTATAGCTTTTCTGAAATCTTTTCTAAGTTCAAAATATCTATCGCACATATCTTCGTAACGTTTATTTAAATAATCGTAATCGCTTTGCAAGAAATCTAAATCTGTTTGGCTCTTGATTAGTTGAGAGTATTCTTCTCTAGTCATCTTGACTGTGATTAACTCTTGCATTTTCTCTCCTCCACTTGTATATTTAAGTTGTATATTTTAGTTAGTGTTTGACTGTTACTTGTTGGCGCAAGTTTCAGTCTTTTTTGTTATCTCAAGCCACTTCTCCCAGAAGAAACTGCTGAAAATAAGGGTTAACATTGAAAATGCTATTACCGTAAAGAAACCACCTCCTAAAAGTAATGTGATAATCATTGCGATAAACATCGTCATGTAGCTTAATAGATATTTCATTTATCATCCTCTCCTTTCATTTCTAAAAATTTTTCGATATATCCTCTTTCTTCGGTAAACCTCCTCTAAAGTGCCGTTTCTGGCACCATTAAATTTTGTTCTATAAAGTCAATTGCCGGTCTAATCTTGATGTAGCGTTTATGATTCTTGCCAAATCTGTACATACATTTCTCTTGGAACTCTTTATTGCTATAAACGTGCTTTTCTAAATCGTTTTTAGAAATTCCACTTATTTTCACAAACTCGATAGCGTCCGCAAATCCAATGTATTCCATTGCTATCACTCCTTATACTTCGTTTTCAAAGTCCATTTCTAATTGTTTGATGACATACATTGTTGATTGAGATGGAAACCAATTTGTGATCATATTCATTACGTCATCGAAATGTTTTTGTTTTAATTGTGTTCTTGTTTTAATACCAGCCATCGTATTTACGTTACTGTTAATATCTCTATATAAAGGTTTGTTAACTTCTTTATTATTAGGTAGTCCGTGAATTTGTCTGATATAAGCAACGCGTTGATGAACTGTTTTTGTTATCAATCCGTATTCTCCTGCATCTAGCTTTTGATTTTCTTTGATATCAATAACATCTGCTTTCACTGTTGCAATTTCTTCTTTAGTTTGTTCCGTTGCTTCAAACATCAGTTTTAATGCTTGCATTGGATCATTAGGTATTTGATAAGTTCCAGTTTTTCTTAATGTAGGTAAAACTTCTGATGTTACCCAGCGTTTGAAACGTTTAGCTGATTCTAATTTTGATGAGAATATTAAGCTGTATAATCCTGATTCGTTGATAATAGTTTGACTTTGTTTACCACCAAGGGTGTCGAGTTTCACGACGTCCTTATCTTCACCGTCAACGTGTCTATATAATGCGTCTCTCGTGTTTGAGTAGCCCAAGATTTCCGCTACATCTTTACCGACGAAAAATGGTTCCTCATTTACTGTTAACGTCCTTACTGGTAATTCTTCAAAATTGAAAATTTGTAAATCTTGCATTTGAATTCCTCCTTTAATTTGTTTGTCGTTCTTTTTCTTTTTCAAAAAGATATTCAATGTCATACTCTGGAAAATATTCATTTTTAATAAGTAATGCCTCTCCAAATTTAAAATCAGAAACACCATTTATCTTATCTGCTACCGTTTGGTATCTGACTTCTAATAAGTCTGCTAAATCAACCAGAGATACTTTTTTCTCTTTTCTAATATCGTTGAAATTCTTCAACATAGTACCCCTCCTAATACGAATTTTCGTATTCCAAATTATAATTTTTAGCAACCTTTCCGATTGCTTAACTAAAGTGTATACGAATTTTCGTACTGAGTCAACACTAAAATTCGCATTTTTTATTTTTATTTTTACTTGATATACGATTTTTCGCATGGTATTATATAGGTACAAATTAGAAATGAGGTAAACGAAAATGACTAAAGAAAAAGATTTAAAACGACTTATGGAATTGAAATCTGGGAGTATAAAAGCTTTTTCAAAAGAAATTGGTTTAGCTTATACAACTGTTAGATCTATTTTAGAAAGAGGAGTATTTAATGCTAAGGTAGAAAATGTCATCAAAATTTGTAAAGGGTTAAATATTAAACCAGAGGAAATTATGGATATCGAGCAACCTCAACTAGAAACCCTACCAGTCAAAAAGATTCCAGTTGTTTCAAAAATATCTGCAGGCTTACCTATCTATAGTGAAGAAAATTTAGTTGATTACATATACTTCGCTACTAAAAATCTTAATTCTGACAAAGAAGAATTTGGTTTGAGAGTGTCTGGCGATAGCATGGATAAAATTTTCCAAGAAAACGATGTAGTTGTAGTCGAAAAAGATTCTATAGTAGAAAATGGTCAGTTGGGCGTCGTTATGGTTAATGGTTATAACGCTACTGTTAAACGAGTTAGATATAACAAGAATCAAATTATCTTAATTCCAGAATCAAACAACCCAGAACATTTACCTCAAGTTTACGGAGAAGATGACGAAGTTAAAATAATTGGTAGAGTTGTAGCAAGTCAAAAACTGTTTTAATAAGCGTCCTTTGTGGCGCTTTAATATAAATATTTATTCAGAGGAGAAATGTAAAATGAAAAAAGTCTTATTTATTTTATTATCTTGTTTCTTAGTTTTAGCGGCATGTAGCAACAACAATAACGATTCAAAAAAGTCGACGTCCGTTGATGAAAACAAAGTACAATTCACTAATGATACTTTAGTCCTTGATCAAGCTGTTTTAAAAATAAAAGATACATTTTTAGTTAATGATAAGGATTCGGATAATGGCAAGAAACTATTAGCTTTTAAATACGAAGTTAAAAGTAAAGACGGGGACGAACAAATCACACCAATGAATGTTTGGATATCGTCGATGGAGACTACACAAGATAGTGAAAATACTGAAAGTAAACTTGAAGTTGGTCCAACGCCTAATACTGGTAAATTCGAAGAATGGGACAAACACAACAATGATGTAATTAAGAAAGGTAAAACTGCTAAAGGTATTATTACTTATGAATTAGAAAATGATAAGCAAGTGACACTTAAAGCTACTAAAGGCACAGAGGGTAAAAAACTGGGTACCAAGAAAATAAATATTAGTAAACTAAAGACCGTAGATTATTCTGCAGCAGATGATATTACAAACGATTCTGCTAGTAGTTCAAAAGAAGGCAATAAAGATGTTGCGAATAACGAATCAGAAAGCACATCTAAAAATGATAATGGCAAATCACAAGACAATAATGGTAATAATGAACGTACGCAAGGTAAGCAAGTGCAAACAGCACAAAGTAATAATCAGCAATCCGAACAACAAGACCCAAACTCTCCTAGTTACCAAGAATATTTAAATGCTAAAAAACTTACAGAAAACATTCAAAATAATCCGGATAAATTTCAACATATAGGTGGTGGGCCTGGTATGGCATTATCTAGTCCTAACCAATCGTATGATAGTTTCAAACAAGACGTAACTAAAGCAAGAAATGAGTCACAAGCATTACAACAATAATTTATGGGTACCTAGTACCCTTATTATTTTTTTACTTTTTTAAGGAGGAACACGGAAAATGGCAACATTTACAGTAACAAAACGCAAAAATAAGACAAGCTCATCATGGCAATACGATGTTAAACACCCTAGTTTGAAATCTGGCAAAAAACGTAAATCTGGATTTAAAACAAAAGCTGAGGCTACAAACGCAGCACAACAATTAATTAGAGATTTAGAAGATGGCAACAACATTGAAGATAATAAAAAGTTCGTTGACTACTACGATGACTGGATAAAAATTAAGAACAAGAAACAGTTGTCTAGCAAACAATTCTACTGGTATGAAAGATCGATTAAATTATTCAATGAGTATTTCGGAGAAAATATGTTAGTTAAAAATATCACACGTAGTGAGTATCAAAAGTTTTTAAATCAATACGCACAAGGTCACACTGATGAAACAGTAAGAAAAGTTCACGGTTGTCTTGCTAGATGTATTAGAGACGCGTTATACGATGGCTATTTGAAGAAAGACCCTACTTATAATGTAAATATCAAAGGGACTGAAAAAGCTAAAGATGAGAAATTTAAGTTTATTACGATAAAAGACTATTTAAACTTGCTAGATTATTTCAAGAAAAGAGATGAAGAAAGTTATGTTTTGCTATATCTATTAGGCATTACTGGCGCAAGATATAGCGATGTCATCAATATGACTTACAAAGATCTAAACAAAGCGAATGGCATAATTCATTTGCCTGGAACGAAAACAAAGAATTCAAAACGTGATGTAGAAGTAAATTCAAAAGATATCATGCACATAAATTCAAAATTAGCTAAAATGCCACGTAGAATTGATGGCAAGTTATTCTCGGTTAGTCATACATCAGTAAGTAAAGCATTCAGAAAAGCAAAAGAAGTGATAGGATTAAACGATAATAATATAACTCCCTATTCACTCAGACATACGCACACATCTTACTTACTATCTAAAGGCATACCAATCGAGTACATAAGTAAACGTTTAGGTCACGCTACTATATCACAAACGTTAGATACGTATTCACATTTATTAGAAGAACATAAAAAAGAGCAAGGTCAACGTGTCAGAGAAATATTCTCTTGA